CCCAGATTCATTTCCACCGTACGTACTTCGGGATTTTGAAGCACGTTATCCAAATTGACGACTTCCAGCGCCTTGTCTCTGCGAATCACCGCTATCTCCCCATCTTGCAGATACACCACTTTATCCGTATACTCTACAATCGGAGTAGCATCCGAGGCCAAAAAAAATTCATCCTTCCCTATCCCTACCACCAGCGGACTGCTTTTACGGGCTGTAATAATCTCATCGGGATTATTCTTGTCAAGCACCGCTATGGCGTATGCACCAATCACCTCATGCAGAGCCAACTGAACGGCAGTAAGTAAATCTAAATGGTTGGAAAGCTGGAAAAATTCAATTAGCTGGACAAGAACTTCGGTATCTGTACTACTTTTAAAGATGAACCCTTTTTTTTGTAGTTTTTCTTTCAGGGTAGCGTAGTTTTCAATAATACCATTGTGGATAAGAGCAAGATTCTCGGAAGAAGAAAAATGAGGATGGGCGTTAGCCTGGCAAGGCTCTCCGTGAGTAGCCCATCGGGTGTGGGCAATACCAATTGTACCGGAAACGTCTTTTTGGGAAACAAAAGCTTCTAGGTCTGAGACCTTTCCTTTCGTCTTATAGACGTTCAACCTCCTTTTTTTATCAATCAATGCGACTCCTGCGCTATCATAGCCCCGGTATTCCAACCGCTTCAGGCCTTTTATGAGGACAGGGTAAGCATCTCGTTTTCCAATGTAGCCTACTATTCCACACATAATTTATATAAGTATATGTTCTGATTTGACTGCAAAGATACAAATATCAATTAACATAAATGCAATAAAAGACCATAAATAATTGACGAAAGCGATAAAAAAGTAAGAATAGAAATCGAAAAGAAATGTTTTATCCGTTTTTAAAATAAATATGAAAACTTACATTATCAAAGTAATTTCGCCAAATCATGTTACGATTTAAAAGTAATAGACAGGCAGAATAAACAATATGTAAGCATCAAAAGCAGAAGAGCATCTTTTTACTAACACAGCTCATTTATTTTATAGCAAAAAGAAATAAATTATCTACCTTTGCAAAACAAACTGAAATACAAATCAACATTATTACAAACTAAAGACAGTCATAATGGTAAAAAGAGAACAAAATGGTCTTTATGATGCAACCAACGAACATGATGCTTGTGGTGTAGGTATGGTAGTCAACATTCATGGCAATAAATCACATGAACTGGTAGACTCCGCATTAAAGGTACTGGAGAACATGCGCCATCGAGGTGCGGAAGGAGCTGACAACAAGACCGGCGACGGCGCGGGAATTATGCTACAAATCCCCCACGAATTCATCCTCTTGCAAGGTATCCCCGTACCCGAGAAGGGAAAATACGGAACCGGACTAATATTTCTGCCAAAAGATGAAAAAGAACAAGCCGGTATCCTAAGTATTATGATTGAGGAAATAGAACGGGAAGGACTGACACTGATGCATCTGCGCAATGTGCCCACTAATCCCAATTGCTTGGGCAAAGACGCACGAGCCACCGAACCGGATATCAAACAGGTGTTCATCACCGGAGTGACTGATGTGGAAAACTTGGAACGTACCCTTTATGTTATCCGTAAAAAGATTGAAAAACGTGTCCGGCATAAAGATTTCTATATCGTTTCACTATCGGGCAAAAACATTATATATAAAGGGATGCTTTCGTCCATGCAGGTACGCGAGTACTTCCCGGACTTAACACAACCTTACTTTACCAGTGGACTGGCATTGGTACACTCCCGCTTCAGCACCAACACATTTCCTACATGGAGTCTGGCACAGCCTTTCCGTCTGTTGGCGCATAATGGTGAAATCAATACCATCCGCGGCAACCGAGGATGGATGGAAGCACGCGAAAGTGTCCTCTCCTCTCCGGCATTGGGGAATATCAAAGCCATCCGCCCCATTATTCAGCCAGGTATGAGCGACAGTGCCTCACTGGACAATGTGCTTGAATTTTTTGTGATGTCGGGATTGAGTCTGCCCCATGCCATGGCGATGCTGGTTCCCGAATCATTCAATGATAAAAACCCTATCAGTGAAGAGTTGAAAGCGTTTTACGAATATCACTCCATCCTAATGGAACCTTGGGACGGACCTGCCGCGTTGCTGTTCAGTGACGGACGCTTTGCCGGAGGAATGTTGGACCGCAACGGCCTCCGCCCTGCCCGTTACCTCATCACCAACAATGACATGATGGTAGTGGCCAGCGAAGTAGGCGTGATGGATTTCGAACCGGGAAAGATTAAAGAAAAAGGACGTCTGCAACCGGGAAAAATACTGATGATTGACACTGAACAGGGTAAAATATATTATGACGGAGAACTGAAAGAACAATTGGCATCAGCCCGTCCTTATCGCACCTGGCTGTCTACCAACCGCATCGAACTCGATACCTTGAAAAGCGGGCGCAAGATAGACAACCGGATAGCCGGTTATGACCGTATGTTACGCACCTTCGGCTTCTCGCGTGAAGATATAGAACGTACCCTCATACCAATGTGTAACACAGGGGCCGAACCTGTCGCCTCTATGGGTAACGACACGCCGCTGGCAGTTCTCTCGGACAAACCGCAGTTACTGTTCAACTACTTCCGCCAACAATTCGCACAGGTTACCAATCCGGCTATCGACCCTATCCGTGAAGAATTAGTCATGTCGCTCACCGAATACATCGGCGCCGTAGGAATGAACATTTTAGTACCCAGCGAAAGTCATTGCAAAATGGTACGTCTGCCCCATCCCGTACTAAATAACACCCAACTGGACATTCTCTGCAATATCCGATATAAAGGATTCAATACCGTGAAACTCCCCATCCTATTCGAGGTGAGCAAAGGAAAAGCCGGACTACAGGAAGCGCTGAGTAATTTGTGCAAACAGGCCGAGCAATCCGTGACCGACGGAGTAAACTATATCATTCTAAGCGACCGTTCTGTTGATGCGGCTCATGCCGCCATCCCGTCACTGCTGGCGGTAAGCGCTGTTCATCATCACCTCATCTCGGTTCAGAAACGCGTACAAACCGCATTGATTGTAGAAAGCGGCGAGATTCGCGAAGTGATGCACGCCGCCCTGTTACTGGGATATGGTGCCAGTGCCATCAATCCGTACATGGCCTTTGCCGTACTGGATGAACTGGTGAGAAAAGGCGATGTGCAGATGAATTACGAAACGGCCGAAAAGAATTATATCAAAGCCATCTGCAAGGGCTTGTTTAAAATCATGAGCAAGATGGGTATCTCTACGATCCGTTCCTATCGGGGCGCGAAGATTTTTGAAGCCGTAGGGGTCAGTGAGGAATTATTGAGAAGCTATTTCGGCACACAGACATCCAGCATCGGAGGTATTCGTCTGGAAGAAGTCGCCAAAGATGCCATCGCCCTGCACGATGCCGGATTCTCTCCGAAAGAAGTGAGCGACATTTTACCGCATAACGGACTGTTCTCCTTCCGCAAAGACGGAGAACGGCATGCTTGGAATCCGGAAACCATCTCCACCCTGCAACTGGCCACCCGACTGGGCAGCTACAAAAAGTTTAAGGAATTCACCTCTATGGTAGATGAAAAAGATTCCCCCCTCTTCCTGCGCAACTTCTTCGGGCACAAACGAAACCCTATTGATATTGAAAAGGTGGAGCCGATAGAAAACATCGTGAAACATTTCGTGACAGGAGCCATGTCCTTCGGTGCTATCAGCAAGGAAGCACATGAGGCGCTGGCACTGGCCATGAACAAACTGAGTGCACGCAGCAATACAGGTGAAGGTGGTGAGGACAGCGAACGCATTACAGGCACTTACGAAGGTATCTCACTATGCAGCAAGACCAAGCAAATAGCGTCGGGACGTTTCGGAGTCACCACCGAATACCTAGTTCATGCCGAAGAGATCCAGATAAAGGTGGCCCAAGGCGCCAAGCCGGGAGAAGGAGGACAACTACCGGGATTCAAGGTAGATGAGGTAATTGCCAAAACCCGCCACTCCATTCCGGGCATCTCACTCATTTCCCCTCCGCCCCACCATGATATTTATTCCATCGAAGATTTGGCCCAGTTGATATTCGACCTGAAAAACGTAAACCCACAGGCACGAATCAGTGTGAAACTGGTAGCCGAAAGCGGGGTGGGAACCATCGCCGCCGGCGTGGCCAAAGCGAAAGCCGATCTGATTGTCATCTCGGGAGCTGAAGGAGGAACCGGAGCGTCACCTGCCTCAAGTATGCGGTATGCAGGTATCTCGCCCGAAATAGGGCTGAGTGAAACGCAACAGACGTTGGTACTGAACGGACTCCGCGGACAAGTTAAACTGCAAGTGGACGGACAGTTGAAAACCGGACGGGACATTATCAATATGGCTTTGCTAGGTGCAGAAGAATTCGGTTTCGGTACCACCGCATTGATTGTACTAGGATGCGTCATGATGCGCAAATGCCACACCAACACCTGTCCCGTAGGCGTGGCCACCCAAGACCCTGAACTGCGCAAACGTTTCCGTGGGCATTATAAATATGTAGTGAATTATTTCACCTTCCTGGCACAGGAAGTGCGCGAATATCTGGCCGAAATGGGATTCACCCGATTGGAGGATATCATCGGACGTACGGATTTGATTGAAATACAACAAGCGCCAAGTGAGAAGAAATCCTCACTGCTAGATTTCAACAGACTGTTGCACCGGGTGGACAACGGGGCTGCCATACACCATGTCATGGAACAGAAGCACGACATCGCCCATGTAAAGGATGTAACCATACTGGCCGCCGCCCGGGATGCCATAGAAAACGGAAAAGAGATTTCCCTGGAATACACCATCGCCAATACGGACCGCTCGGTAGGCGCCATGCTGGCAGGGGCGGTTGCTAAGAAATACGGGCAGGCAGGACTTCCCGAACAGACCATCCACATTAAATTCAAGGGTTCGGCAGGCCAAAGTTTCGGTGCGTTCCTGACCCACGGCATCAGTTTCAAGCTGGAAGGTGAAGCAAATGACTACCTAGGCAAAGGGCTGAGTGGCGGACGCATTGCAGTACTGCCTCCCGTGCGTAGCAATTTCGATGCGGAAAAGAATACCATCGCCGGAAATACCCTGCTGTATGGCGCTACCGATGGTGAGGTGTATATCAACGGACGAGTGGGTGAACGCTTCGCAGTCCGCAATTCCGGAGTGACAGCCGTGGTAGAAGGTGTAGGCGACCACTGTTGCGAATATATGACTGGAGGACGGGTCGTGGTACTGGGAGAAACCGGACGGAATTTCGCTGCCGGGATGAGTGGCGGTGTGGCTTACGTGTGGAACAAGAACCACAACTTCGATTATTTCTGCAACATGGAGATGGTGGAGCTCTCACTTATCGAGGAGGCATCTTACCGGAAGGAGCTGCATGAACTGATCCGTCAGCATTACCTCTATACCGGTTCCAAACTGGCACGAACAATATTAGATAACTGGAATCACTATGTGGATGAATTTATCCAGGTAGTACCTATCGAATATAAACGAGTATTGCAAGAAGAACAAATGCGCAAGCTACAGCAAAAAATAGCTGATGTACAAAGAGATTATTAATACATCACACAAATTATCAACAAAGAAATACAACAAAGATATGGGAAATCCAAAAGCATTTTTAACTATTCCGCGTCAGGAAGCGGGCTACCGTCCCATCCACGACCGGATATCAGATTATAGCGAGGTAGAACAGACTCTGAACAGCCGTGACCGGAAACTTCAAGCCTCACGCTGCATGGACTGCGGCGTTCCCTTCTGCCACTGGGCTTGTCCGCTGAGCAACAAGCAGCCCGAATTTCAAGATGCCCTCTACAAAGGCAAATGGGAGGAAGCCTACAAGATATTGAACGAAACCAACGATTTTCCTGAGTTCACTGGCCGCATCTGCCCCGCCCTCTGCGAAAAGAGTTGCGTGCTGAAACTGAGCATGGACTCTCCCGTCACCATCCGCGAGAACGAAGCGGCCATTGCCGAAGCAGCCTTCCGCGAAGGTTACATCAAGCCCCGGAACATTGAACGCAACGGACGGAAAGTAGCCATTATCGGCGCCGGGCCCGCCGGACTGGCCGCCGCCAACCAGCTCAACGGAAAAGGGTACACAGTGACCGTCTTCGACAAGAATGAGGCTCCCGGCGGCCTGCTACGTTACGGCATCCCCAACTTCAAGCTGCACAAGCCCATCATCGACCGCCGTATCCGGGTGATGGAAGAAGAAGGCATCCACTTCAAAATGAACAACGATGTGGATGTGCGGCAACTCCCCGAAGGTTTTGACGCCTACTGCATCTGCACCGGAGCTCCGACCGCCCGTGACCTCCCTGTCCCCGGACGCGAACTGAAAGGCATCCACCCGGCACTGGACATGCTGGCGCAACAAAACCGTATCCTTGCCGGCATGACGTTCCCGAAAGAACAACTGGTTACTGCCAAAAGGAAAAAAGTACTGGTCATCGGCGGAGGGGATACCGGCAGCGACTGCATAGGGACCAGCAACCGGCAAGGTGCCCTAAGCGTCACCCAAATAGAAATCATGCCCCAGCCGCCCGTAGGACAGAATCCTGCCACTCCATGGCCCCAATTCCCCGTCGTACTGAAAACCACCTCTTCTCACGAAGAAGGGTGCAGCCGCCTATGGTCTCTCGCCACCCGTAAGTTTTTAGGCAAAAACGGTAAAGTGTGCGGTGTGGAAGTGGAACCGGTGGAATGGACTCCCGGTCCCGACGGCGGCCACCCTGTCATGAAGCCCACCGGAAAGGTGGAAGTGATTGAAGCCGACCTGGTTCTTCTGGCAATGGGATTCCTAAAGCCCGAACATCCCCAATTCGCCGAAAACGTATTCGTAGCCGGCGATGCAGCAAGCGGAGCCAGCCTGGTGGTACGCGCCATTGCCAGCGGACGGAAAGCGGCAACGGACATAGACAGTTATCTCAATAAATAAATCAACAAATACAATTATGTGTGGAATCGTAGGAATATTCAAGATAAAGCAACAAACGCAGGAACTGCGTCAGAAGGCATTGAAAATGTCACAAAAGCTCCGCCACCGCGGGCCGGACTGGAGCGGCATCTACGTAGGCGACTCTGCCATCCTGGCCCATGAACGCCTCTCCATCGTAGACCCTCAAAGCGGAGGGCAACCCCTATATAGTCCCGACCGGAAACAAATCCTCGCCGTGAACGGAGAAATCTACAACCATCGGGATGTTCGTGCAAAGTACGCCGGAAAATATGATTTCCAAACCGGAAGCGACTGCGAAGTCATCCTTGCCCTTTACCGTGACAAAGGTATTCACTTCCTCGAAGACCTGAACGGCATCTTCGCCTTCGCCCTTTATGATGAGGAGAAAGACGATTTCCTCATTGCCCGCGACCCCATCGGAGTCATACCTTTATATATAGGTAAGGATAAGGACGGCAAAATATACTGCGCCAGCGAGTTGAAAGCCCTCGAAGGGTTCTGTGATGAATACGAACCCTTCCTTCCCGGCCATTACTATTGGGGAAAAGAAGGCAAGATGACCCGCTGGTACGTCCGCGACTGGTTTGAATACGAAGCCGTGAAAAACAACAATGCCTATTCCCAGGACATACACGACGGACTGGAAGAGGCCGTTAAACGCCAACTGATGAGTGATGTGCCCTACGGCGTACTTCTTTCCGGCGGTCTGGACAGTTCCGTCATCTCTGCCATTGCCAAGAAATATGCAGGCAAACGGGTAGAAACCGACAATAAAAAAGATGCCTGGTGGCCTCAGCTCCATTCCTTTGCTATCGGTCTGGAAGGTGCGCCCGACCTAATAAAAGCCCGCGAAGTGGCCCGCTTTATCGGAACCGTGCATCATGAAATCCACTATACCATCCAAGAAGGATTGGACGCTATCCGCGACGTCATTTACTACATCGAGACTTACGATGTCACCACCGTTCGCGCCTCTACCCCGATGTATTTGCTGGCACGCGTCATTAAAAGCATGGGAATCAAAATGGTGCTGAGTGGCGAAGGAGCTGATGAAGTGTTCGGCGGCTATCTCTATTTCCACAAAGCCCCTACAGCCCAAGCCTTTCATGAAGAAACCGTGCGTAAACTAGGCAAGCTCCACCTCTATGACTGCCTCCGTGCCAATAAATCCCTCGCAGCATGGGGAGTGGAAGGCCGAGTGCCTTTCCTGGACAAAGAATTTTTGGACATAGCCATGCGCCTCAATCCCGAAGCAAAGATGTGCCCCGGAAACACCATTGAAAAGAAAATCGTCCGCAAAGCCTTTGCAGACATGTTGCCCGACAGTGTAGCATGGCGACAGAAAGAGCAGTTCAGCGACGGCGTGGGCTATAGTTGGATTGATACACTGAAAGCCCTTACCGCCGAAGCCGTCAGTGACGAGCAAATGGCGCACGCAGCCGAACGGTTTCCTATCAATACGCCGCAAAACAAGGAAGAATACTACTATCGCAGCATCTTCCAGGAGCACTTTCCCAGTGAAAGCGCAGCCCGCAGCGTGCCAAGCGTGCCCAGTGTGGCATGTTCTACAGCCGAAGCCCTTGCGTGGGACGCCGCCTTCAAGAACATGAACGAACCAAGCGGACGGGCCGTGAAGGGAGTGCACGAAGAAGCATATGATTCATAATATGGCAACGTGAGTCTGATTCCAACAATTTCATGCATATCTTTACCGCTTCTCTTACAGCATGTATTCAAAGAAGAGATGCTTTGCACCCCGAAATCTTGCGCGGCCTTGCCTTCGAAAAGAGGAAGGCTGCGCGGTGCTTTTGCCAACGTTTTCGAAATAGAGTGGAAAAAACAGCCCTTTCCATGCCGGGTATCAGAAAAAAATGGTGTAACTTTGTATAGCTATAAAAAAGAGAAGAAGAAAGATGGAAACAAAAAAAGCGCCTCAAATCCCTTACGGCATCTCGGACTTTGTGCGGATGCGGACTGAAAATTATTATTATGTGGACAAGACCATGTATTTGCCCCTGATTGAAGATGCAGCCAGCTATATCTTTATGATACGTCCACGCCATTTCGGAAAAAGCCTTTTCCTAAGCATGATGAAAGCCTACTATGACATTTTGCAAAAAGACCGTTTCGAAAGTTATTCAGCGGACTATGGATTGGTAAGAATTCCACCGACCAGCGCAACCGTTTCCAGGTGATTTATTTTGATTTCTCAAAGGCAGGGGTTTCATTGGAAAGACTGGAAAAATGTTTTGAGACTTATTGCAATGTTGTCCTCTACCTGTTCATAAAGGATTACGCTTCTTATTATTATGATAATTTTGAAGAAAAGTGCTGTATCTGGCTCAAGGAACCACGTTACATAAAGTCCTGATACAGTTCAAAGGATGGGAAGTGGTGAGAAGTGAAAAAGATACACATTAAAAACACAATTAACAGATAAAATAATGAAAACACCTTTTATTCCTAAATTGATTCTCCTTTTTATCCTATTTTTTCTTTATTCTGCTGGATATGCACAACAACGGGATTCAGTAACCATACGCGGACAAGTAACAGATTATAACGGACAACCCATTGACAGTTGTTCCATCTTTTGGCAGAGCCCCTCTTTTGATGACATTAAACAAGCCATCACTGACAAAAACGGATACTACACCACCCGTATTCCTAAAGGAAAGTATCAAAGTATGGGAGCTATCAATATGTCTACCTACCCACATACCGTAAAACCCGGACTAGCGGAAAAAGACCAACGTCTCGAATTTTGGGCATGGAATTTCATTGCCGATCGTGATACCACTCTCAACATTCGCTATCATCGTATGGAAGTCTATGGACTACGTATTTTCCACATCCCTGGAGGCATGCCCACCTATCAGATATATGTTCGACCCATGAGTCTGACCCGCACCCTGCAATGGCAAAAAGAAGAAAAATCCTCACTTGTACATGCACAGGATCTTAGCAAGATTGAGCAAACAGGTTTAAGCAAACAAGCCAAAGGCGTTTTGCTGGCACCATCGGCTGACAAATTAAAAGCTATCGTTTGGATAGATGGAGAAGAAGTACCTGTTCTGATGAAACAAGAGATAAAAGAGTACTTCGATGCTACCGAATACGGCAATGCCTATCTGCTGACCGTGGATATGCCCAAACACCAGAAAAATATTCTCCCCTACCGAATATTTAAAGTAGAGTTAACAGATTTAGAGAATGGTGACCGTGGAGAAGGGCTTTATTATATGGAAAAAGAGAACTATATAAAATAGTTTTTACGCCTTGATGTTACAATCTTTACATAAAAGAGAAACAATTCTACCGCTGAAGCTCTTACGTGGGATACCGCTTTCAAGAACATGAACGAACCAAGCGGACGGGCCATGAAAGGGATACATGAAGAAGCCTACCAATAAATCCGGCATCAATTGACATAACAAAAGCGGATAACTGAAAAATTATCCGCTTTTAGTTTCTTCATTTCAAAAGAAAGATATATATTTGCAACGCTTTTTCAGAAAAGCACCCGCGATTGCAGAAAAAACAGTTGCCGAAATGGCTCAGTTGGTAGAGCAATTCATTCGTAATGAATAGGTCCCGGGTTCGAGTCCCGGTTTCGGCTCAAAGGTAAAACCATACTAATTATCTTATACTTAGGATATTATATTAATGATTTTACTAAATAACTATTCGATTTATAGATTAAAAAAAAAGGATTTTTGTCCACCACTGGACAAAATAACTTATCCAAAACTTATCCTTCAAATTTTAATCTATTATGGCAACTATCAAATTAACAATTTTCAAGGCAAAAGCTTTAAAGGATGGCAGACATAAAATAAGGGTAGCAGTCTGCCATAAACAGGAAACTTGCTATATTGTAACACACTTTATCATTGACAACATTTCCCAGTTCAAAAACGGACAAGTAGTAAAAAGACCAGATGCATCCATCATAAATACCAAATTAAGAAGCATGATGAATGAACTGCAAGAAAGATTGGATAATATAAAAAACCAGTCCCTATATTCTTGCAGACAAATAAAGAATATGCTTGAATCTGGAACTGGCTTCAAAGAAAATGGCTATGTAACATACCAACAGGCCTGTAATGTTCTTATAAAAAATCTGAAAGAGGAAGGAAGAAACAGTTATGCCATATTAATAGAAAGAAACTGTAGATACTTTACAGAATTTACCAAAGGGGAAATATTAATGTCAGATATAACCCCTAATCTAATAGAAGGATTTTCAAGATTTCTCAAAGAAACGAAGAAAATAGGAAATACATCAATAGGAATGATGCTATCACAATCAAAAGCCGTTATAAACAGAAGTATCAACTCAGGAGAAGTAAGATATGACATACATCCCTTTATCAAGAAGAAAATTCCCAAATCGTCACCAAGAGAACTGGATATTTCTTTGAAAAGCGTTAACACAATAAGGTATAGCAATCCCAAAGAAAAAAAATACATTGTAGCAAGAGATCTTTTTATGTTGTCATTTTATCTAGGAGGAATGAATTTAATTGATATAATGAGTGCCAAGTTTGACGGGGACAAGGTAAGCTTTATAAGAATGAAAACAAGATTTAAAACAGAAACAGAGCAAACCTGCGTTCTTCCTATAATAGAACCGGCTAAAGATATTATAAATCAATGGATAAACAGAAGAACAAACAAACTCGATTTTGGTTATAAATTCTCTTATCACAATTTTTCAAGGTATGTATGCAGATCTTTATCTACATTAGCAGATAATTTAGGGATTAAAGAAAAAGTGGTATTTTATTCTGCAAGAAAATCATTTGCGCAATACGCATTCGATCTTGGAATACCTGACAGCATAATAGATTATTGTCTGGCACATTCTGACAATGGAAGAGGAGTAGTAAGATATTATACAAAAACTAGGTTTAAACAGGCAGAAATAGCAATAAACAGAGTTGCAGATTATATAAACAACCCAAGCAAATACAAAGAATATATTGAAATGAAAGCTGACATAATGCTAATGAAAATTTGAGCACAACGATATCACCCTTGCCAGCACGACAAAGGGTATCAGTCTATAAATGAACCTCTCTATACGTTCCATCGCATCACAGCAAGTAAACGGCAGAAATACCAGTGAGGCACATCATCAGCCTGCTCAAGCAATATGTTCAACTTATCTTCTTCCATAAATAGTTTTTAAGCATAAAAAAAGCGGTAAAACCGTTGGGAATTACCGCTTTGATTTATTTTGAATTAACAAGACTTTATCAATACTTGTCTTTAAGACATCTTTTTCATATTCATATACTTAGAAACATATTCCTCAATCAACTTTTTAGATAGCCTCTTGTTTACACTGGATAATTCATTGAGTTTTGAAGTCATCGTAATTGGGTCAACTATTCCATAATCAACAAGCATATCTGTAATGAATAAAATCCCGGAAACCATAACACCGTCATTAATGGCACTATATCTCAGTTTTCCGTCTCCAGTAAGTAGTCGGTAGTTGTTCTGTTTTGCATAGTACCATACCGAACAGTCTGTAACAGATACGTTATTGCTTCGTTTTCCGTACATATTTATGATTTCATATGATTCAATTTCATTAAACTCCTTTACTGTCAACAATCCCCTATCAACCAAGCTCATAATACATTCTTTCTGATAGCTATCAACAATCTCTGATACAACATAATCTACCGTATGAAAATCGATTGGCAGTTTGAATGCTTCTTCCAAGAGTTCTACTGATAACAAATCAATGAATATATTTGTGTCGTTTACTACTACATCCATTATATCAGATTTAATCTATTATGAACATCAGAAAGGTTAGTTTCCAACAATGAGGCACATTTTGACTCCGTAATAATTTCATTTGAAAGAAGTTTAAATACTAGACGTTCATATCTTTTGCAATACTCCTCATGAAAGACACTATCCTCAACTTCCTTTTTGAACTTCTTGGAGGAATTCTTGTGTTTGTAAAAACAGGTGTATCTATTCTCTGATATAATTCCCAACTGTCTTGCCTTTACCATCATAGCTTCTACCGATATACCATATTGACGTTGTAAATCTTTCAGTTCAACTAATGAAATATCTTTTCTTATCTTTCCTATCTTTTGAATAAAGATATCTGATGGCAAAAGCACTTCATTTGCAAATACGTTACATAACCGTTCCTCATTCATTCCATCAGGAATATTCATAACTTTATGCCCTGTTTCATGAAACAATGACATTCTTTTTCTTTCAGCTGTAAAATTCTTGTTTAGTACGATCACAAACACATCTCCACAAGTAAAACTATCGCCATCAAATTTTGGAGAAGCATCAACTTCTATAATTTTGACTCCAGCACTTTCAAGTATCTCTATTGGATTTGAAATGGGAGAATTGCCAAGATTAAAATCTTGTCTAAATCTTGATGCTATAGTCAGTACATCACTTTCACTTTTTATAGGTACATCAAAATAGTTTATTGAGAAAACAGAGGTCTCCCCACTCATTTTCTCCACTTCGAGATATTTCTCTAAACGAGCCGAAGCGTAACAATTTATCGACTCTATTTCTTTTTTACCTAAAGAAGCCCGTTTCCGATATTTTATGCTATCGACATCTATGCATACAGTAACAGGTCTGAAAAAATCATCAACAGAAACGTCTAGGACAGATGACAGCTTTATCATAACATTGCTGGAAGGGAATATTTCCCCTCTCTCATATTTAGCTAATGCATTAGCTGAAACTATGCCGTCCATAGCCTTACTTAGTTTCATTAAAGACATACCTTTTATCTTTCTGGCAATCTTTAATCGTCTTGAAAATATGTCTTTCATGTGCACATTTTGTTTTTTTTGAGTTTACAAAAGTAGAAAAATAATTTGATTTTATAAACTCAAACCAGATATTTAACACTTTTAATTCAGCGGTAATTCCAACAAGTCAAAGAACGCTTCTGTTCGATTATTATTTTTCCAGTCCCTTTCTGCAATGTTCACATAAGAACTTCTTGGCAACAGGGAACATCTTCTGCCCCACATATCCGCTAAGATACTGCGCTTCCTCTCCATAGGGATCAATCCCGAAAGCCTTGGAGATATGCCGGCACAAATGACCTTTTTCGTGATCCCACGAATTTTGAAACTCTTCGGGAGTGGAGGTTAGTGAGATAACCATTACCGTCTCTCTTCTCCTGTAGTCCGAATAGGTTAGACCGGTATTCATTCTGCCTTCGGTCAGATTGCGATACGCACGCTTGAGGGAATCCTCCCTGCATCCTATACGGTACAGGTCCATAATGATCCGATCCGCCCAATAGGTGTGTACCGCATAATACACTTTGACGTGCCAGTCCCCATATTTTGGTATGTAGAACTCCTGAACAATCATATCACATCCGACCAGATTACAGGAATCCCTTTACCTATACAGGTGGCAAAGAACTCGTCAAACGCCCTGCAAGGATCGCCATCAATATCATCAAGGTAGCATTTTATATGCTTGCATAAATGTGCCTCGTCAACCAATGATTTTTTATAGAAATCCGCTTTCAGCATGTTTGCGACATAAGCAACGTCATAACCCTTGTCGTGCTCGATGGTAATTCCGTTCGCTTTCAGCATATCGTCCACTTCGTCTTTGCTCCACGGCTCCAACTTTTTTTCTTTACCCGTGGTTTCGTCTTTCACTTTCATTTTTGAGACGGCCCATTCATAAAGTTTCTTGCTGAAATGAAAGCCGTATGCTTCCAGATATTCCCTCATGCCAGATGGGAATCTGCTGTATGTATCCAATCTCTGTTCCATAACCTTTGTTTAAAAAGAGGGGCATTCCACCCCTCCACCATTAATAAAACTCACCGTTGGCGCGTCTGCGTCTGCGTTCTCCCATGTCATCCATGCGGGGATATTCAGGGAAATAGCCGGGATACCTGCGTTCTCCCATACCTGATCCTGAATAATTTCTTCCGCCATCACGGAAGCCCATGTCTCCATGAATCTCTCTCATGGCCTTTTCGTAACCGTGGCGGCAGCCTTCCTTGTAGGCTTCTTCCACCTCGTCACCTCTCATACCGAAGCCGCGTCCGTAATCGTCACGCCCTTCTTCTAATATTTCCCACATTCCCATAATCATTTCTTTGTTTTGGATGTTTCAACCACTCCGAGCTGTTCCATAAGCCGTTTGTTCAATTCCATAAGGTCAGACATGTTCTTGCTCATTTCCGCCATTTGCCCTTTCAGAGAGGATATTTCCTGCTCCTGACGTTGTTTCTCGGCAAATTCAGGGTTCAAGAGCGTAAGCATCTTGTCACACCCTGCAATGACGGAATTGTGAAAATCCATGCTGTTGATGATGTCTATGCTTTTCTGTTTCATAGAAGCGACCTCGTTATTCATCGCATCACGTGAGCATGACACTACGATATTGCCGTTCTGTCCGAAGTCGGCTATATCCATGCCGGCAGGAAGATTTTGGAAAGTCGTGTTCTGCCCGTTGATACAGACAACAACATCCACAACCATTTCCATTTGGGGCAACTGTCCCATAGGGGATGCCATAGGATATTTCGGCTTGGGAGCGGAAACGCTGACTACCGGGCCGTATTCGATAAACGGGTTAGCATCCTTATGAAGTATATATAACTGGTTATTGGTACGAAGTGATTGAAACATATTGGTTTAATTTTAATAGGGTGCCAAGAACCCCGGCACCCGTGTTAACTACTTGCTTTTGCTTGACATTGCTTCTGCCGTTGCAGCCGGAGTAGCGGTAGGTCTGTATCCGCCATTAACAAGGAACAGCTCGTTGGTGTATTTGTTATAGTGGATTTCATAAATACCGGTTCCGGCAAGGTTGGCAACCGTAATAGGCTCGTTGTTGTAAGCTAACAACGGTCTTGTATCCCCGTTGGTCCCTATCAATATAGGCAGCGTGGCAGTCGTGCCGGCAGGGATCGCCTGACGAAGATTGACATAGAACCCTCCGACATAATCCCTGTTGCGGAACGCATGGTTAGGAAGCTCCAAAGTCACATTCTCAGTACCGACTGTTACAGCCACCGTAGGAAGAGTGTTGTAATTCACTCTGCCAAGGGAGGGAAACGGGAAAGGAAATCCTGTAAAAAAGTTAGGCCACATATCTACCTCCTTTCTCACCGGATTAACCCCAGTAGTTATTGCAACCGCATCCGTAACCACCACGGCCATATACAGCATCACCTGCATAAGCACCGTATGCTGCGGCACGATATGTATCCACGTTCACACCTACAATATTAGGGTATTGTACCGGGACAGTGTTAGGTAATTTACATTTTATACCATCAACATCGCTCTGCAATGCCTGCAATCCGGCTGCTAAAGGAGCGATCTGTTGTCCTACCGCACTCAGGATGGTTGCATTCTGGTTACGCTGAGAGATTTCGGCTGTCAAAGTAGCCTTTTCCGCAGTAAGAGATGCGATCTTGTCCTGCAATGCCTGATTCTGAATAGCGTCAAGTTTGGCAAGGATGGCATTCGTGTTGGCTGTCGCACCATCACGCAATGACAATGTGTTCTGGTTAGCAGTGTTGACTAATGTGTTAGTCTGGTTGCACATCGCAAGCTGGTTCTCGTATCCCTGTGTGGTTACAAGCTGTTTCATGTCGCAGCAACAGCTACAGATCTGAGATGTCAGAGCGTTGTTACCTTGCATGATCGCAGTCAGGATACTGTTGGTGTTCTGGCCCATTTGGTTGCCGAGACCGCAGATAGCCTGTGATACAGAGTTAATACCGGCAAGGATTTGGTCTGATGATGTGTTCACAGCTTGTGCTAATGCTGCAATGTCGACACCGTTTCGGTTAAGTGTCTGCATGATCATTTCTCTTCCTTCGTTCGCTCCTTGGTTGTTGTTGCCGCCAAATCCGAAGTTCCCGTTACCGAAGATGGCTGCAATCACAATCAATGCGATGATGTCCTGAAAACCGCCATTGTTTCCGAAGAAACCTCCGTTTCCGTTTCCTCCCATCAGCCCCATCAGATAGCCAGTGTCAATTCCACGGTTCTGCAAGGACGGAAGAATGGACGCAAGCAGGCCATTGTTTGCGCCGGTTCCACCGTCTTGGTTAAAAACATAAGTTCGTTCCATAAGTATTTGTATTTTGTATCCGGTCAAAATCGACCGTGCACAAAAGTATATAGATCATAACTCATGGAAAATCAGTTGTTTCCCAACAAATTCTTTATATCGTCCCAATATATTCTCATCATTTTCCCACTCTCCATCCTCTCATGGAAATTGGATATCATGTAGTTGACAGCACGTTTGGTCTTATGGATATGAGCGGCTATTTGTGAAGGGTACATACCGCTTTCGAAAAGAAAAAATACAAGAAGATACCGGGCATCCACTGTTTCCATATTCTTATCAGACGATAATATTTGGTCTACAGACACTTCTGTTTCTTTTGAAACAATATTAATTATTTTGGCAAAAATTTCGGACTTACACATTGTGGTTTAAATTTTTGTTGTATTTTTGCCTCGCCAATCAAATAAAATCATGACAAAAGCATACGTAGGAAATAAGTAAGGATATTACTACCCCTGACACTTATCTACGTATGCTTTGTATACTTTAAAGTTTGATTGGCGTTAAACTTCAAGTGTCGGGGGTTCTTTTAATTCTGCCCCCCTGAAAGAATTACTTTTGTTAAATGAGTTTTTCTATTATACGCCACGCTTCTACCTGTGGCATTCTGGTTACTATTTCATCTTGCACCTCCCTTCTGTTGATTACCATATTCTATAACTTATTCCTGCGACAACCGCAGGAGAAAAACCATCCTTACCAAATCCATAACCGGCTGTTATTCCCAGACCCCATCTTCTAGGTTTTATCTTAACCGTGTGATAGATGTCATTCGTTACTGTCAGTGTTTTGGAGCAAACATAGATACTATCTAGGTTAGGTCTGTAACCACTCACATAAGCAATGTAATCACTATCTCTGTATACCTTCTGCTCGACAGGAAGAATTGTGTCTCCTACATGGATTGTATCACCATCATGCCAGCACAGTACAGGGGAAGGAAGATAATACTTTACCGTATCTCTCTTTACAATAATACTTGTGCTGAATACCGTATCTGCTCTTACCTCTATATCCGTTTCTATGAATGGTCTTGCGAACCATCCTAAACCGAAAACGCACACAATAACGATTATATATATTAACCATTTCATAAGTGTAATACCTGCTTTTTATTATCGGACTGATTATAGGATATATGTACCCAACTGAATCCACTCTCATCAATAAGCTGCCTCCACTCTAAGGAAGAATTTCGAATCATATCAAACAATTTTTTATTGTCCGCCTTATTCCCGGTAGTTATATCTGCCGCACATCCTGACATGTGTTCACTGTTCTTTGCACCTCCCACAGCTTTATTTAATTTAACACAACGAAAGCCGCTATTCACAATAATGGGTTTACCCCACATCTGCCGGATTGGATCAAGAAGATGATTAATTAGATTCTCCATATTCGCTTTCTGAAATGAGTTAGGTACATTCTCTATACCTAACTTTTCTCCTGTATTACTACGGCATAATTCTGCAATTGTAAAATATTTCATTTCTTATCCTCCTTTTTATTTTCGTTGTCAAACAATATCTGAGCCATGATCTTGGCAATATCATCCTTGTTCTCGATAATCACACTCATTGTCTTCTCTGCCTTGCGCAACTCCGCTTTTTCCCATGACTTTTCGCGTACCGATTTAAACTCACAGAAAATACAGTAACCCGTCCAGATCATAGAAAAAACAGGGAAGGGGATAACAACACAGCATAACAGGTCAATGAAGCACAATTCTATGAACGGGGTGAAATACTTCTTCGCTTTGACGGCTGTTTTCTTATACCCCGTGGATGTTCTTGCCTCCCCCCGTTGCTTGGCTTTCATAACTCCCGTAATAAGGTCCACTAACATCGCCCCCATTGTAGCCGCAATACACAAGGCTATAAGCACAATGTGTATCATCATGTGCTCATTTATAAAATTGTAGATTACATCTCTCATTGAAAGTAAGTTTTGAACACATTAATATGATAGATATTCACCTGTCCATAGTTGGCGTCAAATATCTTCTTGATCTCGTAGCCCAATCCATAAGACAATGCTTTCATTCTTCGCCAGTTGATGCAACGCCAGTTCATATTATGTTCCTTTGCCCAACGCTTGATACTGTACCATTCTTTGGATTCATCAAGTTGCTCGGTCTTCTGTTCTATTTGTTTCTGTTGCTCCTCAATCTTCATTTGCTGTTGGGCAGCTAGCATAAGAGCCTCTCCAAAAGATTGAGGAACGTTATACTGAGAATAAAGCGAGTAACTACCGGTATTTACCACCGAAGGAACAATCTCATCAAATATCCAACTCTCAAACTCGTCAGCTTTCGGCATCTGACTTTTGGTTATCAAACGATAGATGTTGCCTTCGCTGATAAACTTCATTGATTTCATTTGTATAGCTGGCGTACCATCTGCTTTTAATCCAGTTTGTACCCCTACTTCCCGAATCGTTATGGAGGCTGGTTTACAGTGATCTATAATTGCTTTTGATGGATTTGAATACTGTAGAGAAGTGGCAATATCCATTCCGCAAAACCAACTTTTACCATTTTCAACATACATACGAACTTTACCAAATAGTGGATGTTCGTAAACCATAATTTCACTCATTTCAAGAGCAGACGAAACTTTTTCTACAACTAGCATATTACTTCTTATTATATATTATTAACAAACATGTCCTGCACTTTTGCATCATATTAATTATCAACGTTTTTAATTACTTTTGCATGTTGAATCTTCGTAAGTCGTTGATACAAAAGCTAAACGCATTTTTGCGTTTAGTAATTCATCCTCTGTATTAAGAATATTATCAATACTTCTTATTACATCGGCATGTCTTTTCCCAAACTTCTCAGCAACCAATAAGCTGTTTGTTAAAACTTGGTCATTCTGGCCTTTAAAAACTAAATCTGTCATATTACCTAATTTTATGTTAACTTTTAATTACCATCAATTACACGTTTTGGATTACCCGATTTTCAAGCTAACCTTTATTTTGTCATACAAAACAAAAAAAGAGCCTGCCACGGAAACTAATCCGCAACAAGCTCTTGGCTTTATACTGTATATGATATGTCCTTTCGTCATAAATATAAGTGGCGTGCATCTTCACACGCTCCCCACAAAGATAAATATTGTTTCCCTTATTACAAAAAATAACCGGCAATTAATGCCGGTTACTGTGATAGAATCTTATAGCCTCATTGACATATAATGATACTGATTGCTCCTTATCCAAGATAGCAGCTACATCCTCCTCTATCGTGACAAATATTTTTCTTACACCTCTAACCTTGGGACGTCTTGGCACACCATTGCTGTCCAATATCCTGTATATTGTCTGCTCAGACCGTACCCCTGTTTTTCTTATTATCTCCTTGATAGCTATCCCGTCCTTATATAGGGACAATACCCTAGACTCTTGATCTAGGGTAATAGAACGTCTTCTTGCCATAATTAATATATTAACGCATCCTCTATTCTTGCTGACAACGGTTTTCCCAACTGATCCTTTACATTAGACCGTTCCAGCTCTATACTCAACCCATCCATATCAATTCCTGTTTCTTTAGCAAGATCCATTACTTGTTCCTCATCACGTGCAATAGCGTGATACAATATCGTTGCCTCATGATTTTCATCGTAGATATTATAACTGTTCATAATTATGTTGTTTTTATTGTTATTGACGGATTAGAACTCAACAAATATCAATGTTTCCATGGAATCTGATTCTTTCACCCACATGTGATCGTTTTCAAAACCATAGTCAAAGAACAGCTTAAAGTAAGGATATTGTACTGTTAAAGAGTTCATACAGCCCTTTAACTCGTCTTCTGACATACAAGAAGTGATTTCATTGATAATTTGAACGAAAAGGTGTAAAACTTCTGGTTCACAATTTATCAGTGGATTTTCTACTATCGCTTTCATAATCTTCTATTGTCTTTTAATTATTCATTGTTTTATTATCACAATGCAAATATACTATATTGTGATGTAATAGCAAAACAAATCACAATATATTTTCTTGTATTGTGTAATATTTAACATTTAGATAAAAAAAGAACAGCCGCCAGCAAAAAGCACAGCAGCCGTTCAATCCACGTCCTACTCTCTATCCCATTCTCCCGAGAAGACAATAGCAAAGATATCAAATCTAAAACGAAATACAAAAAGAAAACTATATTAATTAGTTACAGAGAGCCAATTTTGAAACAAAAACCAATCTTATAAAAAAAATGCCATTAATGCAATATTTTTTACTTGCAGGATGGATGAAAAGAATTAATAGAACGGAAAGACTGGCGAGTTTGTATTTTTATTGACAGGAAACGAATGTTATGGATTGGGATCGGAAAAACAAGTATAAAACAGATAGCTCCTATAGATTTCTACTGCCTGAGGTATTTTTCCGGGGATTTTTGAGATTTTATTTGATTTTGTTTTACATTTCTACGATTATAATACTTCTGGTTAGCCCTTGTCAGATCCTTGATGATCGTTTCATCAAACACTTCCGAATATATCTCTGTTGTCTTGACCGATGTATGCCCCAAGAGTTTTTGAACGGTGGTTATCGGAACGCCTTGATGTACCAACAGAGTGGCACAAGTGTGTCTGCTGGTATGGTAGGTAAACTTCTTGCCGATATGCGCCATTCTTCCCAATTTCTGTAATGTTCGATTAGTGTCGGAATTGCAGCCTAATGCAGCCAGTTGTTCGATGCTGTCGTACTTCCGCATTATGCCCAGTGCCTTTCCGTTAAACAGCAGATATAGCGGAATATTGAGTTTTACGCCTGTTTTGATGCTATTCATAACTAGCCATTCCTTTCCGTCTATCGTTATCAGATTTTTATAGGTAAGTTGTTTAAAATCGGAAAATCTCAATCCGCAATAGCAGCAGAAGAGAAATGCGTCCAGTATGTGCCGGCTGTTGTTCTTCCTGTCCGGCAGTTTAAGATTTTCCAATTTTTCCAAGTCGGCGGGCATCAGGAAGTTATGTTCCTTCTTCTCTTTCTTTATCTTAAATTTTCTGAATGGATATGCCTCCTGTAATATATAACCTTCATTTATTGCTTCGTTGACCAAGGTACGAAGTATTCTCATGTGTTTCCCTACCGTGTTTACTTTCAATCCCTTGTTACGCAAGAATGCGTCAAATTCCTTTAGAAACGTATAATTGATGTCCGTGAACTCTATCACGTTCCGAAATTCCTTCAATGTGGCTACTGTGCCCAGCATGTTATCCTTGGTTCCCGGTTTCCTATCGGAACTCACTATAACCTGTTGGGCGAACTTAAGAAACGAAACCACGGGTTTTACCCCCTTCCTTACAGCTTCCTTTAATGTGGATAAGTTAGATTCAAGACCTCTCTTCCAATAGCTTAACTCTATAGCCTGTAATTCCAATATATGCTCATATAGCATTGCATTAAGTTCTTGCGACTGCGGATGGTTGATTACTTGGGCACCATCCTTACTCCAACATTCCGGCTTTAGATAGACATTGGTTTTAAAGTATACCTTTCTCTGATTCAGATAGGCTTCTATTTGTACAAGGGCTGTCCCCTGTCGGTTTAACTTGTTTTGGCGGTTATAAACTAAACGATATCTGATCTTCTCTAACATACTCAACTTTTTGTTTTTAAAGTTAAAAAAATTCTTCTGCATTTACAAAATAAACCACAAAAATTGTTCTGGGGGGATTCTTGGGTATAAAAAACGGGTGGTCCGGTACAAGCCGGTTCCACCCGATACGACAAATCACTTATAATACGCTAATAGCCTATAATGAAGTTTTCGGCTAGTATTAGAATGAAAAGTTACACCATTTGAACTAAACTCTATAGATAAGCTGGTTGATTTTTCACCTGCAATAATCTTACTTCTATCAGTATAAATATTGTCCGAAACTGTTAGGATGAAGCCGGAGATTGCATAATTATCATAAAACGCATATATGCCTTCTCGCAACTTCATGTTTACATCAACATCAGGCTTTAAATCAATTGTTCCAACTGAAGAAACCTCTAGAAGTCCCCCCAGGTCAGTTACATTACGAGATTTAAGTCAGATTCTGTAACCGAATTGTCTACTATTCCATATATAGACATATCCCATGCATTTGGTAATATATCAAATGAGAATGCTAAGTACGGATAATCAGCCTCTATAATTTTGCAGTAAAAAGTTAGTGCGTTATTATTGTCTCTTATGGCATACAACCCATTAAAAGTGCCATATAGTAATTTACTTTTAAGAATATAACTCCCTTGGCTTCTATTATTAACATAGACTGACGCTATATATTTATGGGGTTGTGTTGTATCTCCCATTAGTATATTGAATACACAAACTCCAAATTTTGACAAAGAAAACAGCTTGATAAAATCATTAGATTTAATAGTACTGGGGAGTATAAAGGAATTGCTTCCTCTATACCCATTTATATCCATTAATCCTCCACTTTTATCCGTAGCAAGTGGCAGAAGTCCCCCCAGCTCTCGTTTCGGGTAGATTTTATGTCAATATATAGATACCCAATCATACCACACTCCATTATCTCTACCTGTCCTAAAATATGCATTTCCGTATAAGCCATTACCTAATAACTGAATTCTTTGTCCTACTGAGAATACTATTAAGATTCCGTATCGAATACCTTTCCCATTTAGCACCCCTGTTGTAGGGGCACTAATTTCATATAATCCTGATGTTAATACATTATTTAAGTCATCTGTTTCTGTTAATCTCCCTTTATTCATAAACGGGAATAGCTTCAAACTATTCATCAGTCCCCCCAGTTTTGATGCAAGTGACTGCATCGTCATTTGTGCGGCATCTCCGCTACTTTGTAAAACTCTTACATTTGCGGCATCTGTCACAGTCGGAAGTTCATTTTCATACACGTCATTTCCTGTTGCAGCAACGGCAGCAAATGTTGAAGTTTCTGACAAAGCCATAACCATTCTTGTGGAAACCATGTCCACCATCTCATCCACTGTTACATTCTGTTCGTTACCGTCTTTATCAACAGCCTTAAAACCAACAATATTGTCTAAATTCAAATCACTCATAATATCCTAATTTTATAAAGTTTCTATTTCAGATTCAAGCTCAATGATATGGTTGTCTATACACGTGTTCACCTCATCATTGAAGTTCGCTATATCCAGTTCCACACATCCGGCACTTGACCGGGTGCTGCTGTAGATACGGACATAGCCGCCGTTATTCAACGTTTCCTTCGCCAGCTTCAGTTTCGCCAGTTCGTCATTGATCCGGCTGGCGCGTTCCAAATTCTCAATTTTCATGTTGTTCCTCCTTCTCTTTATATGTCTTCAAATAATGTTCAAACGAATCGGCAAATGCTCCGGTAAAGGTCGGATAAGCGAACCGGATTATTTCAATCTCCTGCCCGCTTAAGTCCACATTGCCTTCCGCATTATAAATCTTCTCGGAAAGACAATGCGCTCCGATATTATCAGGCACTTTGGTATAAAGGTTATTTGCCAAGCTATATGCCACATCACAGGCAACCATTTCTTTCTTGTCTATCCCCGTGTACATGGGGAACTGTTTAAAATTTATTTTCATAATCATTACATTTTAGTTCCAACAATCAATCCAATTCATAAACCACTTGTTATTATGCTTGTCATAATACATTGCTGCCGCCTTTGACTTGGCCAAACCTATCGAAGTGCTGACCTCCCCGGAATTCCAGCCGACAAGATTTGTTCCGGCTATGGTCACATCACCACCAGAAACGTTTCTTATCCAGTAGAACTGCCCGTCTTCCGCAGTGGACGGAACAGTCAGCGTAATACCGGACGTTACAGCCATGATAACACTATCCATCACTGACAAAGTTGTGCTCTTGCTTATTCTGCGCAATCTGAGCCTAAACCCACAGATGTCCCCCTTGACGATATACAACGCATGATTCCCGGTATACTGAAAATCATTATCATCATAAGCATGGGAACCTTGTATGTCAAAATACATGCCCACATTGCCATACGCCGTATTCGTTATATTCCTATTAACCGAAATACGGGATGGGCATAATATTGCCCCCCCACTAGATGAAGGAAAAGTATCCGCTCCAATAAACACGCTTGAATAACTTCCGGTAAATCTTACCAAGTTGGCGGAAAGGAGCATGGCATTATTTCCGCTAACAGCCTCCAAACTTGCAGATGATATGGTAAAACCACCAATATTCCCTTTTGTAGATGTGATTGTTCCAGTAATCTCTGCATTCTTACATTTGAAATACCCGGTTACGCCATTGATAAGAAGAGTTTCACCTTCATCGTTGTGGGATTTAAGCACATTGTTTTTGAACATGAACCCGGCCACATTCGCACCATCGGCGAAAAGGGTATCAGTAGCGATATTCACAAACTTCTGCATGGCTTCCCAGTTCGAATCCCCGTTGGCTGATGTGGGTGCAGAGGTAACGGAAGCGCCGTAATTTTTTACAAGGAAATTATAATAAACTCCCCCTATCAGATATATGACCTTATCCCGGTAATCCGCATTCCAGACGTAAGTCTGTCCGGAAGCCCATACGCCTCTGTCACGGGGAAACGCCCCTGTTACTCCTGTCGCTCCTATGGCTCCGTCTTTAGCAACCCCCACACCTTTTTCAGCGACAAAATTATTATTCCATGCGTTTGCGTCCGACGCGGATTTATAAGCCCGGACGGCAAACTGGGTGTATCCGGCTGTCGCAGGTACGGATATCTGATTGCTTAGGGTAGCACCTACATGCGCCAGCCAGCTTCCGTTATATTTGCGTGCGACAAGATAGAACCTGTTCGTATCGCTCACATTACCGCCTACATTCTGTTTCATGGTAACGACAAACGCTGACGGTGACGGTGTGCCTGTTGACGTGAAGTTTATCGTGCTTACCGGGCTGTCAAGCCAGTACGAAGCGGACGGTTCGACACCGGAAGTCATTTCCTGCCAGTCGGAGTTGACAGCCTTGTCCGATCTCTTCCCGGAAAGTATGTAACCGCCATCCTTCTTCCTTAGATAACTTCCACCTCTCACACGAAGAAGCGGAAGTGGCGGATTGGAAGTCTGAACCTTGCTTAAGTAAGATCCTCCGGCAAACGATACTGTACTGTTTTTCGCATACGGAATGTTGGCGGACTCCCAATGACCTGCGGCTGTGATACTCTCACCGTCAGCCCCGTCCTTACCATCTACAAGCATGGGGACGGTTTCAACATCCACTATCTGGTCATTCACGTAAAAGACAAACTTCAATGTCTTCGTGAAATTTCCGCTTGATATGGCTGTATTGTTGTTTATGGTAGTTTCTGCTCCACCGTCTATGCTGTATTTCAATATACCGTCCGTTGTGGTGGATATCACGCCCCCCACTGACTTCTGCCTGTAACATGATACGGAAGACACGCTGTAGTTCCCGTTCTTGTCCTTGCTTACCGAACTGGCGGAAACGACAATGCTGTATAGTACGGCATCCGAACCGTCCGCACCTCCACGAACCCCGGCTACAGTGAATGTCAGATCACGGGAATACTGCTGCCCGTTCTTTGTAGCCCTGATTGTGATCTTCACCGTGTTTGTCGCAGCAAGAGTAGCTCCGGCAGATACCGATATTGTCACCACTCCTGTATTCTTGTCTGTCGCACACAGAAGATTTGTGTCAGGTGTACAGGTGATGCTGTCAAGGGTGAGCTTTTCCGTTCCATACCACATACCGACAGTTGTATTCCAAGTCTGTGAGGACACGACCTTCCCGTCTGAAGTAAGGGCTGCATTGACCATCTCGTTATCGAAGTCCGCCATGATGGCATTCTCTCCGTCCTTACTCCAGCGATGCACCACGGCAGGATCACTGAACTCAGACCATACGCCGTTTTCCTTAAAACGTGTACAACCCCATTCAACCTGATGGTCTATGTCCGTACCAAGATAATTATCCGTCCAGCCTTCCGGAACATAACCATCTTTCTGCTGACTGTCCGGCTTTTCAGGGGTGTTATCTATGATATTGCCTCTTGTGTATATATACTCATAGCCCTTACCGTCTTTCCCGTCCGATATCATAAGCTGCCATCTTCCGTCCTGATAGATGTAGGTGGCGCGGTCAGTTGTGTTACGGTATGAATCACCGTTTTTCGGGTTGGCTGGAGCCGTGGCAAATTCACCAAGGAAAGTGATGCTCTCGCCTTTCAGTTCACGCCCGTCAAGAAGCATGTCCCAGTCTTCGTTAACCTCCCAGTCGGCAGGTTTCCCAGCAAGATAATAACCACCGTCCTTCTTTCTTAAGAAATTGCCGCCTTTGACACGCAATATTCTGATGGGAGGATTGGATGTTTCCACCTTAGATATAAAGACACAGTTGGCAAGAGTGACCATTGTATTGGCTTTGTACGGGGTTTTGGCGGATTCCCAATGACCGCCACCTACTACGGACAATCCCGGATCACCTTTATCACCTTTGTCCACTTGTTTCAGCCATGCCGGGTTATCATCTGACGGTTCTGTTGTCGTTCCGTTATCATCAACACACAACCACAAAGCCCCGTTATGTGACACCCGGTCATAGTAAGCGTACTTACCTGCAACCCATTCACCCTTGTCCAAGGGTACACGAACCTTGTTCCCCGTTATCTCATCTATCTGAAAGATAAGCCCAGTCATGATAATGTTTTGAAGAACGGCTGAGTAATTGTCCGCATTAATACCGGCTACAGTCATGCCTTTTTTCTTGCCGAACCACGCAGGCATCTGCGCCGGCTCCGGGTCCCAAGTGTTGGCATTGTCAAAGAATGTAATACAGTTGTTTCCGTTGACTGAATCAATAAGTATATAAGTCTGACGTTCCGGGTCCGTAAAATTACCTGTTTGTGCCAATACCATCTGCTCGGCAGGTTTCCAGTCAGAATGTCCCGGACGGGGAATGACAGTAAATTTCTTGGCGGTATAATCTGCGGCAGTCACCCGGAATTTCATCTCTTCAAAGCCATTCAGCTTGCCTTCGCTATTCTTAGTCACAAAATAGGTGGTAAGGATATCATCAACAAACTGGCTCAATCCGTCCGCGTCCGTCAGATCGGGAGTGATGGTGTAGGTTCCATCGCCGTTATCCACGTATGACAATACGCTACAACCGCCACCGGGGGAGTTTACCATACGTCCTTTGAAATAGGTTGTACGGTTATAGGCTATTTCAGGGACAAACAAACGCTTACGGAAAACGCCGCTTCCCATTTCCATGTCACCCTTTTCGTCTATGTATCCACCTGATACACCAGTAACGAAATCACCGAACTTGGCATATTTATTAATCAAGACTCCGCCCAGTAAGGATAACAAGTACTTAGTGGAATCCGCCACGTCCTTCCGCAAGAATATCTCTTTCATCTTCTCCACACTGTTCTCTATCTCAATCATTACACGCAATGCGCTCATCACGTCTTCATCGGTGTAGGTAACATCCTTGTCACCCTGCTTCACAATGCGGCTTACCAAATTCCCGGATATTTTCAGACCTTTAAGAAAATTGATTATGCCTTGCGCATCATCATCGTTCAGCGCGGATAAGAACCAGTCAAGCACAGGCGTATTCTTATCCAGCGTGTATGCAGATGTGGCATGGTCAGCGTTAGTGACATCGCCCCCGCCACCACTGCCGCCACCGCCGTTCTGCTTTATCTCTTCAACCTCAATGGAGATCTTGCTAAAGTTGCTGTTGATGCGGTCTGCCGTTTCGCTCCAAGTTCCTGTTTTGTTTATTGTATTAAGCTCCATATATCCTGTTCCACTTTTACCATTCCGCATCCGGGTGTACTTCAACGGACAGATAGTTCATTATTCTGATGATTAGGTCTCGTATCATAATATATGTTTTGAGTGTTACTGATAACTTTCCGAGTTACTCTACTATTAAATACTTTATACCTGATCTTACTAAAACATAAGCATTAGTAGGATATTCTGATTTCTCCAATAATCCATCTACAGCTTTACAGTAGTCCCCATCTTTAGGAAGATAATCTTCTGAAACAAGAATATTATTTATTTCATACATGATATTTTTGGCACAAATAACTTTCCCATCTGAACTGTTGAACATAGCAACAGATTCAATTTTACCATTAGCTTTATCTCCATATGAATTCACCAAATTACCGGCTAATATCGAACTTTCAGTTTTATATGTCTGTGCAATATCCGTTATTTCATTAAAATACAGAGTTGGTTTGGGAAAATAAACAACACTATTCCCCCAGCCACTAATTTTCATCTTTACACCTGATTCTTTTAAAGACCCATTAAATAACGTTGAAAGCCCATAGAACTTGTTACCAATAAACCTATAATCTATAAAGCTATTGGGGGATGGAATATTTTCCGAGGGCAACACATTGGTTGCATCGGAGTAAAAATAACACCCTTTAAACAGGATAAAATGTCTTCCATATCCCATACTGCCAAAATGTCCTCTCAAGCATGGATTTATACAATTAGTAAAAATCAGATTCATGTTAGATGCAATATCTATACCTATTGGTTGGGAACCATACGGCCAGCTATCCGCAGCCTCTCCATTATTCTTTTCACTGTCGAATTCCACATTGTCAAACCATAATTTATTAGATTCGCTTTCTTTAATGCCATTAACATGCACGGTATATCTTACATTTTTCCCAAAAATATAAAAGTTGTGAAAACTGCAATTCCTAGTTTTTTTTATCAACAATGGATGTAAATTAGATACAGGCGTTGGGAAACCACTGTCAGGCATATCACATACTATTTTTGTAGACCTATTACCAACACCGAACAAATGAATATTTTGCCTGTCAACCATTTCTATATAACAGACATAATCTTCCTGTGATTCTCCCGATAACGGGTCTTCCGTTGCAAAATGATTAAATGATGATGTCCTGAACTCCCCTACAGCAAAAATATACCATTGTTTATCTGTATCTCTTGGTATGGTATTTATAGCTCTCTGAATGGAGTTTACATTGGCATTGTACCCTACAAATATATTAACCCCGTCTTCAATAGCTTGAAATTGATTTGCCGTTTCCTGATCGGCATAACAATAGATAATATTACTTTTATAAACAACTCCATCAAGTCTATCTGTTATCTCCTTTATACTATCTTCGAAACCGGGCAATGATTCAGGTGGAATCTGAATATCAGGACTTAATTTTTTTCCTCCCCCCTCTATTCTCTTGACACTTGGAGTGCCTTCCAAATCATAGGCATTGCTTAATGTCCAAAGTATATAATTAAATGAACCATCACAATAAATTTCATAATTTTTTGTCTCTGGTGAAGCCTCATTGATTAAGACTTCTGTTATTTCTCTTTCTACGGTTTTGGCAATTCTAAATACTGTTTGATTACTGACATTTGAAGAATCCAGTTTATACCTCAATCCTTTTGCCACAGGTATTCTTACAGACCAGTATCTTGCAGCGGTACCCAGTGTGCCTCCAGCTGATATATAATCTTTAGACAAATAAGCGCTGTTGTAGATTTCTTCTTCTATCCCGCTTTCGGTTATAATAATATTTGACACCTCTTCCTCTAAGCTTGTAAGGGATTTGTTTGTCTCAGTAATCTTGTCATCTAATTCTTCTATTGACGGGTCTAATATTACAAATTCAACAGATTCAGATTTTGTCAGTGTAAAGTAAGCGGTAATGGCAGATTCCGGAGCCTCAATTACAGATTTTTCCCCAACGAATGTTTGGCTTGCTTTTAACAGAATCCTATCGGATTCATCAACAAAAACATAGGCCCTAGCTTGTACAGAAACGCACTTTCCAGTAATCAAAAATCGATCTCCGGCTTTACATTCTAATTTTGTTGCTATGAATGTCGCATTGTTTGTGATTTTTTCTATACTTGATGCTATTTCTCCTTGATTACCATATACAATATAGGCCGTACTTTGATCAAAATTATCAATAATATTTTCTCCCTTTTTTTGGTTAATAATATCCATTTTAAACTCGGAAAGTTCTGCTGTAAGATTTTTGCGTGTATTCGGATTAACCACCGCATCGGTTGTGGTTGCCGGGTAAATGGTTTGGCTACCTTTGGTCAGCTTATATATTTTTGCCATAATAAATCTCCTATATTTTTAGATTAGTAACTGTTTCTTCTTCCTCTTCCGGTGGCAAAGGAGGTACAAAATCACTCAGCACATCTTCATATTCATTATCCGACAATGGGAACGCCTGAATTGTATTATATGCGGCATAATCGGGATAAGATGTTATTTCCACCGTGCTTTCATCGGTTTTCCCGGTAGTCAGTACGATTCCTGTATCTTCAACGGAAACAAGGTTGCAGATGCCATCCTGAAAGTCGGAATCGGATATGAAGTATTCACGTTTTACCTTCAGCATACCGGGGGAGAAACAGGGGTTGTCGAAAGCGACAAGCAGGTTGCCGTCTTCCATGCGGCTGCAACCGACATACTCATGCCCGTCAAAGGAGGCTATGAACTTTCCCTTGAATGGATTGAAGTAAGTGAACCGGAAGGGAGTATTCACATCCCCGTTCAAGTTCTTCTCTATGATCTTAAAATCGGACTGATAATTAATTCTCATAACTATAATATTGATGTTACATCGTCTATCTCCTCGGCTGTCAGGTATCCGTTCAAGTCAACACTTCCGCCACCTCCTGTCGTGCCTGTAGGACTCCATTTTCCCTTTGTTTTGCATTCATATATAGGACCCGGTATGGTGTCACCCACAACAGCCCAGTCACCTACAACAGGAGATGGAACAGCCTCTTCCAGTGATTCAAGAGTAGAGAACAACCCCTTGTTGCGGATACCGTTCTGCTTGACCTTCTCCACTTCGGTGGAAGTCTTGCTAAAGTTGTTGTTAAGACGGTCTGCCGCCTCACTCCAAGTTCCCGTTTTATTAATAGTATTCAGTTCCATATCACTTCATTTTATTTAGGCAGTTGGTTTTGATCCCATACAATCTCAGATCCTTTAACCATAATGATGCGCCCTCCCATTATCTGGGTCTGATATATATAACCGTCACTTCCTTTTTGCTCCGCGACCATACTATCCGGGCGGAAATATAATCTATCACTGCTAGAAGGATCGAACATGGAAATACTGGGAATCATCCCTCCAAGTCCGTACTGTAGGGAGATACTGAACAGCTCTTCCCCATTATAATCATACATTCTGATAGACGGTACGGAATACTCATCCTCAGGGGATATTACGATCTTGTAACCATTGGATGATATGACATTGACAGTACCACTAAACTCTCCCTCTCCTTTTATCCAGATATTGCCATCCTCATCAATTTTAAAATTGCCGTTAGGTGACTTTACATTTTTAAAGATTCCGCTTTCCGCATTGACTTCACCTCTGAACTTACCACCTAGAGCATAGATATATCCTCTCAAAAACACATCACCGCCATGAGTGGCAACGAAGTTCGCCATGTTCGCCCATTCCGCATCTGTGGGCTGGTAATTAGGATCATTACGGAACCTCATTACAGTCATAATCGCCTGTTCAAGTTTTCCTCCTGCCCAAAACGCCACATCATCATCGTCATTATATATGCCGCTAACTCCGGCTGTGACCTTCTGTAACTTGCCATTCTTGTAATTACCCAGTTGAATCATATTGGCCAATATCAGACCACCAAGAATATCCACAGATCCATCCTTGATCGCACTGGCGATATAATTGATTGACTGGAAACCGGCTGTTGCCTTGTCATTGTCAAGAATTGAAGGCTTCCAGTCAGTAGCGATGGTTCCACGCTCTAACTGAAGGTCACAAACGGTTGCGGTACCACTGATAAGAAATATACCACTGCCATTGAAGGTGATCTTATGGGTATATCTCTGATAAGAGGATGTGAGAGGTTGAGAAACACTGAAAGAACCGCACGAAACAGCCACAGACACACCTTTAGCTTTAAAGGATATAACATAGTTCTCATTTTTAATCAAGGACACGGATTGGGACAAACTACCGATTGCGGCAGAATATCCGGAGCCGGCAGCACTGTCCGCGGATACGGTAGCCACACCCGTCCAATACTTTAATTGTTCACTATACAAATCGGTATCAGCAGACAATTGAGTATCAGAGGACAATGTTTCACTCTCATAATCTCCGGTAAACCCGGAGTTACGCAACAGATTGACACTTCCGACAGCCGCATTGTCTATCGCATCCTTGGCCTCTTGGGCAAGATCAGCCGCCGCCTGTATCTCATCCGGCAGACCTTCCATATTCTTCCATCCGGTGGAGCCTTTTTCGATGTGGAACATACCCTTGATATCAACACCTTTATCCTGAGTGTATTCCATGTAAGTGGTCCGGTCCTTGTCACCAATATACGTATCTCCGTACACCTTCATCCGGGCCTTGCCGGTAGACCTGTCAAAATCAAAAGATATAACGTCTTTCCCGGTCAAGGTAAAATCATTAATACCCTGATACATGATGATAGACGGAGAAACTTCGTTCACCGAAGAGAGAATTATCGCCGCCTGTCTGGTGATATCAGTCTTATGGCCCAATCCCACGATATCATCACCTGCCACCGGAACATCGTTCTCGACATTAGGATCACACACGGTCTTGGACAGGTCTATATAATTCTCACCTACTGCTGTGACCAACCGCCAGTAATAGCGGTTGCCGACATGATGAGAAACGCCTGTCTTGATATTGCACTCCTGAGCGATGGCGAGAGATCCCGGGGTAAACTGGTTCTCTATCTCAATTCCGTCTTCCTCTTCCTTGAAGTAACAACGGTAGACATTATCCAACTCATCCACACGGTTGCATTTCATGCCTGCATGGGAAATCACCTGCTCGCCACCTACATACGTCTTCTTCTTTACTTCAAGCTCGTCAAAAACGGCTTTGACCTTGACATACAGATAATCAACAACAGCCTGTGACATACCGTTCTCAAGTACAGTAATTCCACTACCGTTCTTACCAATCAAAAGACCTTTCAAAAAAGTGATCAGCTCATTGGCTGTGTCGGCGATATCTTTGCGGAGGAACATTGCTAATGAGCGTAAAGCAGAGAACACATTACTATTGCTAGGAGCAGTCGAATCATTTGTACGGATTATATAAACCCCTTTTCTACCTCCACTAGTGTACGTCTGACCTTTATAAGTAAGATTGTCAACTTTATTTTCAAGCTCCCCAATTCGGGAATATGCTGTGCTTTCACCGATTGTATATACAGGAGCATCGTAAGGTAAATCAAGCTTTATTTCAAGACCTATAACTCTAGATATCCGACTAGTCTCAAAAAAAGATTTATTGACAAGCTCTATTCTTTGGCCAATGTCAAATGTCCGGCTGATCATATTTTCTTTTACCCATGATGATGCAAGGGTAGTATTGTATGTACCATCATCGACCATCATCTTTTTTACACAATCCACCGTTTTGTCTCTTAATTCTTGCTCGGCATTTGATACGAGGCCAAGGTCCGTTATCTTCGTACTATCCCAGCCGTAAAGAATGAATTTATCTCCTGTAGTAGGTTTTAATGTTTCATCGGGCAATGTCCTTCCATAATTATCATTGGCAACAATTTCATAGACATCACTTTCAAGTGTTACGCTTCCTAAACTTGTGCCAGCCTTATGAAATGTTACACCGAAATCCATACCATTAAGTAAACCAGACTGGAATACCAACCTAAGTTCTTCTCCATCAATAATATAACTTTCATCAAAGACAAGCCCACTAGTATCGGTTACATAATAAAATGTCTGGGTTACTGTTTCTTGTGTTTCTTCATCTTCTATCGTAGACGTATAACTGCCAACCGTACCAACAACACATTCAGTACGTGGATAGACTTCATCAAGGAATATAATATCTTCAATAGCTTCCTCCTGCGGCATTTCCGTACCTATATCATAACCTTCTTCACCAATATATACCCTTTTACCATCCTTATACCGATAAGCATCAATATACGGTGTTCCTTCTGGTAACATCAACCGCTTTTGAACAATACCATTTACCACTACTGTTTCATCAACAGGCCGATAGTTGGAAGGAATGTTTCTTGTTGATCCAAAAGCATACACACGTGTAGCATAGGTTCCCTGGCTTTCACTGCGCGGCATTTCTTGGGCTTCCACACCCAGCTCTATCCTAACAGCATCTCCATTCTCACAACGTCCAAATCGGATAATATTATCTTCTACCCACCACTCACAATTCCACGTTTCTGCCATGTTAGTAAGAGCATCCAGCAGATTGGTATTCTCATAAGACATCAACTTAGCTGAATCCTCTACTGACGAATCTATAGAAAAATCGAAATCATTACCCCTGTATTTGTAACCAAGAGCTTGTAAGTTTCGGAGGAACACACCTAATTGCATATCCAATGAGGCAGTAAGGTTCCAAGACGCTTCCTGGCCTGCCACCTCCGGCATGTACTTGAATTTCTTATTTTTCCATTTCCAATAGTAAGCATCAAGACGCAACTCGTAATTATAGCCGCCCGTAGACTGGTCATAAGTAGGTGTCGGCAAATCTACAACTTCATATATCTTTGCGAATTTACCACCTAGGGATTCATCTAATATCCCCGACAAGTCCACATAATCACCCATCTTAAAATTAATAGGAGTTAGGACGTTAAAAGGAAGAGTAATGTAATCCTCCTTACCCAATGAATAACGACCTATCGAACCAACGTTGAAGTCTGTGGAGAAACGAATATCTCCTGATATGTTTTTAATGTCTATTAGTCCCATACGAGTATTGTATAGCTTCATACAATGTTATGTAGCAAATATACAAATAAATCACATGATAGCAATTATATTCAAAGAAAAAATCATATTGTCCTATCCGCAGGATTAGGTTCCACTAATTTCAAGGAAAAACTAGCGATTCCCCTCATAAACTGTGTAAATTGGTTACATGACAAATAAATAGTCTTATACACAACATTTGGCTGATATTTGCTTCTGATATGTAATACCCCAGTGGCGAGTTCTTCACAAAAAGAATTATATCTAACAAAAAACAGATCTTCGCTTTTAGCCGTAAGATTAAATGTAAGTGTAATATTCCTTTCGTCAATCTTGGAATCTGAAGTTATAACTCGCTTGCCGTTTTCCAGACGTGACTTGTTTTCTATAAACTCTTTCATCGGCGGTGGTGTCATTAACGCCGATAAAGAAGAGGTATCCATACTTATTCCCCATGTGGTATAAGCATCCTTATCATTTATATAAAATTCTCCTTCCATGTTACATATTTTTAGTATTATCTACTATCTTATCTAATTTCGATCCTAATTCAAGGATAGGCTTTGTGTATTTTACGATATCTTCCAAATAACCGTTAGTAATCACATGCTGATTCAAGATGTTACCCAACGTAGCATTGCCCTCCGTTGAAATAGAAACCAAAGATCCTATGCCGACAACAACATTTATCATCTGGCTCTTTATTTCCTCATTTGAAACCTGCAATGCTGTAAACCTACCGCTTAGTTCTCCTGCATCTTCATGTGTCATTTCAGTGCCAAACCCTCTTGATGAAGAAGATTGGGAATAGGATTCCTGTGAAATCTTGTCATATCCGGTTGCGGCAGCAAGCTCATCACGCAGTTTCATGGCTTCATCCACATACTTCATATATTCATCTTGCAAGGCTTTCCTTTCCTCTTCGGTCAGCTCGTTATCCTCCATGCTGGCACCAAACTTTTTCCACCATTCCTCCAACTTTTCACTGTATAACTCACCAATCTTATTGGAAAGCATGGCACGCATAAAGTATTCTGATATATCTTCCGATGCTGCCTTCGCATCGTATTTCATATCCATAAGATTGTCTACAAAACTATCATACATAGAATCAAATGACATTCCAGTCAGACCCTCGTAAAGTTCATTCGTCAGTTCTTCCAACGTACCAGCTTGATCAATATAGTCATTCAACTTATCAGTCAGACGATCACCGTATCCACCTTTGCCGGTATTCTGAATGGTTTCCCACATATCTACTGTCTCACGGAGCATTTTCATTTCTTCTGGGGTAAGATTCCAGATATCACCATTCCAATCACGACCAATCTTTCCACTCAGACGGTCTATCTGTTCCTGAGAAAAACCGCCCCAATAATAATTCCAACTATGATGAGAACCAGAATAACGTGCTTGTTCCTGCGCTATACGCTTATAATTATCAATAGTTTCTTTTTGATACTTATAAGCATCCCGGTATGCGGCAACAGACTGCGTTCCCTTGCTTGCCTTCATTTCGTCAGTCAAGTCTTCAATGGCAGTTTGTAACGTTTCGTTACGGTCTGTCAATCTGTTGATAGCTTCCTCGACCTCTTTTTTATTACCGCCAATACCAAACAAAGAATTAAAACCACCGAAAGAAATCGCATTAAGGATATTACCTATTCCATTTTTCAATGAATTCCCAATTGTAACAAACAAGTCTCCAGACAAAACATCACTGATAATCCCACTGACCGCATTTAGAACAGCATCAAGCAGACCACCGACAAGATCACTCAATCCGTCTTTGAGTACGTCAATAATAGACAAAATCCATCCGACAATGGGAACTTCTTGAAGCGATTCCGATGTCTTACCTATGACGTCCTTGAATCCGTTCACGGTTTTGATAATTCCACTATATGCGTTATACAACCCTCCGGATGAAATCTGCTGCAAGCCTCCCAACAAATTTTCCATACTTGCTTTCAGTCTGGTGGCGGTATCAGTCACATTACGCTGGGCCTGATTGGCGATATCCGTCTGTGTCTTTACATTGGCGGATGCAATGTCAGCATTCTGTCGTGCTATATCAAGGGCATTCGCTGTAACCTGCTTTTCTTCTTCTGTTCCACTCTTCTGTGCTTTGGCGTAATCATCCTGTGATTTCTTTAGTTTTTCCAAAGCGGCTGTTTCAATCTCTATGGCATTGATACGGTTTTGTTCGGCTGTATGATAGGCTTTTACATCCTCTCCAAGTTTCTTGAAGTTGACTCCACTTGTACCACCCAAAGACTTTTCCATCTGGCTGATGGCGTCAATCAATGATTTCTGGCTTGCCTGATCGGAGTTCTTGAACTTGTCAGTCCGTACATATTTTTTTGCTTCGTCCAAGGCAGGCTTTACCATGTCGGAAAACATGGAACCAAACTCACCAAACACAGTAACCCAATCTATATTGGCTTTTATGGCTTCCGTTTCCTTGTTCTGTATGGCAACATCACGTTGTTTCTCCAACAACTTTACTTGTGCACTATTAGCACCGCTTTCTTCCTGCGCTTTCCTTATTTTTTCCGAATACTCTTGGGCGATAGCCAATTTCTGTTGCTGAAACGTGCCATATTCTTTCAAGTAATCGTTCAAAGCCTGTTGTTCGGCTTTAAGTTGCTCCTTGGTTACATTAGTAATATCTTTATCCCTCATGCTTTCGGCATTGGCATAAGCTTCCGAGATTTCCCGTGCCTGCTTGTCGGTCAACTTGCCATTACCGGCTTTGCTCCATTCTTCCTCCTGTTTTCTTATCGCATCAAGCTGTTTTTGATAATCAAAGTCAATCTGTTCCAACTTCTTTTCCGTGCCTTCTTTCATCAGGTTGATTTCATCCTGTTGGTTCTGACGGCGAAGTGAAAGAAGTTGTTCGTCCAGCTTTTCCTGATTTTCCTTTTGCTTTTTTGCTAGATTTTCCTGTCTGGTCAGTGCGCTTCCAGTTACTCCGCCCAGATCCTTGTATGCCTTTTCGGATGCCTCCATCTTATCTTTGGCTTCTTTCACCTGTTTCGATGTAGCCGTCTGATCTTTGATTAATGACTCATACCCTTTTTTCGCTTTTTCCCATTCGGCTTTAGCATTTGCCAAATCTTCCTGATATGTAGTTTCTTTTGTTTCCTGTCTGTTCTCAACTTCCAATTGGGCATTGATTTCCGACAAGACATCCTTTCTTGCGTTTGCCAATTCATTTTTCAGGTCTTCGATACGCTGTGCCTGAACCTTCATTTCGGAACGGTTGTTCTCCTTCTTAGCTAAATTATAAGCCCATTCCGCACTTTTTATCTGTTGTTCCAAGGACTCGACTATAGCCTGTTTTGACTGTGTTCTGGATTTTACAACTTCTTCATTATATGCCTTCCAAAAACCAATCAAATCCTGTATATGACCTTTCTCATCAACATATTTCCTAAAGAGTGCTGGGTATAGTTCCTCAATATCTTTTAAAGCTTTGAGTTTAGTAACATCGGCTTCCACCTCGCTATTAATGGTGCTAACAAGACCTTCCAAAGTACGTTTCCGATCTTCCTCGTCCGTGTTGAGTTTTTCTATTTTCTTGTTATATGAATCTAAAGCACGTTCTGCTGACGTTGTATTATCGGATAACGACCACATTGCAGCTCCAAGCCCTACAACAGCAGTTGCCAATAACACATACGGATTAGTAAACATAACAGCGTTCAAAGCTTTTTGTGCCGTTGTTTGCAAAACCAGCCATCCGTAGTGGGCACGTTCGGCAATAGTTAGAGCGGCAATACCTGAAGCTTGTAAAGCTTGCAAAGCCGTGACTGTCATCACAGCCACTTTATATACGCCATAAGTTGCTACAAGACCAACAAGAACTTTTCCCACTTTCTCATAATTCTCAACCAAATAAGAAACACCGGACAGAGCTTCGTTTATAATTCCTTCATTGGCTTTCCCTATCTCATTGAACATGGTGGAAACAGCATCCTCTATATTAGAAATTTGCCCAGTGATTGTCTTGGACTGTTCTTGCATAAGGTTGTAGAACATTCCTCCCTCATTTGTAAGGTTTTGGATGACTTTCTGGACTTCCGGGAATCCCACTTTCCCTGCTTCAACTAAACTTTTTACTTCTCCTTCTGCTACTCCGAATACTTTTGCCAATTCGCGAATCATAGGAATACCACGACCTGTAAACTGATTTAAATCTGCGGTATATAACCGTCCTTGCGTCATGGTAGTACCATACAAATACACAATATCACCAAGTGGCTGAGAAAGGCCGGCGGCTATGTTTCCAAGACGTATCAAGTCGTCATTTACGTTTTCAACATTTTCTCCATAAGCAAGAAGTTGTTTAGCTCCATTTGCTACGCCTTGAAGGTCAAAAGGAGTGGTAGCAGCCGTTTTTACCAATTGCTGCATGAGGGCATTAGCCTTATCCTCACTGCCAAGCATTGTCTTAAATGCAACTTCCAATTGTTGGAATTCTCCTCGGACTTGTGCAATATTTGAAATTAATTCTTTTGCAGTAAAACCAGCTCCGAATGCTGCGGCAGCTCTAGTCATACGGTTAAACAGTTCTTCAATACCTAAACCGCTTTGCTCTATTTGCTTGGACGTGTTTTTTACACCATTCTCTACTTCACGAAGTCTACGTAAGAAATTAGAATTATCACCTGTAATGTCAAAATGTATTCCAGCCATAGGTCTTTTCGATAGAAATAGTTCCGTGCAACATCACACGGCATTGCAAATATAACAATAAATGACATAGTTAGAGTCACAAAACACACAAAATATATTCAACGGTTTATTTTCCCATCTTTAATTTTGTTTATATTATTATATAAATATATATTTGTAAAATATTACAACGTAAAAAGCAGAGCAATGGATTTTAAGGATCAAGTTGTACGGCTATCTGATAATATAAAAAAACAAAAAGACAAGATAGCTACAGAAGAAGCTACAAAAAACGCATTTATAATGCCAATGATTGCAGCCTTAGGATACGATGTTTTTAACCCTTTTGAGGTCGTGCCTGAAATGGATTGTGACTTAATAAAGAAAAAAGGAGAAAAAATCGATTATGCCATAATGAAGGATGAAAATCCTATACTTCTTATAGAATGCAAACACTGCAAGCAAGACCTAAACCTGCATGACACCCAACTACAAAAATATTTTGTAGCGTCAAAAGCCCGTTTTGGCGTGCTTACCAATGGGATAGAATATAGATTTTACACCGACTTGGAGAAAATCAATATTATGGATGAGAAACCTTTTCTTATCGTGAACATGCTTGACTTATCAGATGCGGATATAGAGCAACTAAAGAAATTCCATAAGTCATATTACAATGAAGAGGATGTTCTAAGTACGGCAAACGAATTGAAATACACGACAGAAATAAAATCAATATTGAATAACGAATTTGCATCACCTACAGCAGAATTTGTTCGATTCTTCGCACGTCAAGCCTATACTTCAGGTCAAATCACATCGAAGGTGATAGATATGTTTACACCACTCGTAAAGAAATCCATCACATCTGTTATTAATGATATTATTTCAGATAGACTAAATACAGCTATAAAAAACAGCGAGCAAACATCTGACTCACTCCAAACGATAGACAATACATCCATAAATACTTCCACAGAAGATACAGAAGAGAAACTCCCGGACGGAGTTGTATACATGGATAAAGAATCCGGTGTCGTAACAACACAAGAGGAATTAGATGCCTACAACATCGTAAGAAGCATTTTAAGAAAAAGCGTGGATGTGTCACGCATAACCTATAAAGACTATAAAAGTTACTTCGTTGTAAATATCGATAACAGCCAATGGTTCTGGATATGCCGTGTTTCTATTGGAGCAAGAAAAAAGCAAATAGGAATACCGGCAGACCAATATAAGAGTTGTGAATGGATTCAGATTGACAACATGGATGATATATTCAAATATGCAGACAGACTTGAAGAAGCACTTAAAATGGCAATAAAAAGTTGTGAACATTAAAATTAACATTAGTATTTACATTATGAAGAAGAAAGTTTTATTTTTACTGACCGTATTTCTTTATTCAATAACAGCTTTTGCTCAAGAAAAAAAAGAAGTTATCATTAAAGCTGGTACAATTGTTCCTTTGGAATCCATAAGTAATGTCAGAGCCTCCAAAGCACATGAGGGGCAGAATATTGATTTTAAAGTTTCCAGAGATGTTATCATAGACAAGGTTGTAGCCATACCGGCCGGAACTATAGCCAAGGGGGTAGTGTATGAGGCGAAAAGATCTGCATGGTTTGGAACCAAGGGAAGATTAGGAATCAGGATGCGCTATTTAACTTTGCCATCTGGTGATAATGTGAACTTCTCATCATCTGAAGTATATATAACAGGAAAAAACAGGACTCCTTTATCTGTTGTAATATTCTGCTGCACCTGTATCCCTCTGCCTTGTGGTTCCAAGGCTGAGATGAAAATCGGTTATGAGTTTGATGCATCAGTAGCAAACAATACCGTAGTAATAGTAGAATAGTCATTTTCTGATTATCCTATTTCACCGATAAATCGCGAGAGTTTTTGTATAACCCTCGTGATTTTTTTGCCTTTTATTTATCGCACTGTTCTATTTGTCGTATTTAATCCCATTTCATGGCTTTGATTTTTGCCATATTTGCAGGGTCATCGGCATTGATGATATCACGGTCTTGAGGTATGTTAACTCGCTTACGTTCCTCGTCAGACAAATATATGGACGTTACGGAATCGGCAAGGAGCAATTGTAAATTGGCATAGCTAATACCCCAAACAACATATTCAAAAGTCCATCCGTACCGTTGACAAGCTGTATCTATCAATGTGCCATATATGCTTTTGCCGCCAAATGTAAGAGAATTATTATCCTTCTTGGCTCTCATGGCTTTTGCTTGCCATTCTTTTTCCTTATCTATTCCAAGGTGTTTTATATATGCTGATATGTCTCCTTCTGACAATACCATAACCAATAGTTGTGCCATACTGTCATTATCTATTTCTTTATAGAAGAAATTACATCTTTCTTGTACAAAATCATAATCAAACAATTCTTCTTTCTTATTGATGGTATGATAGGACAAAATACGGCACACGCTTTCTTTTTTTTCCTGACATATTCTCAACGCTTCCATATACGGATTAGCCTTGATAATTTCCAGATTTATGCCAAGACACTCCACAAGCCTTGATATTAGGTATGTTTTTCCAAGAGTAACCGGATATAGATAAAACTGACGTTGATTTACTTTAAAACCATGTGGACGTTCAATTATAGTATCCGCAATGTCCATGTCTATAAGTTTCCCATCTTCTAACATAACGGTTCTTGTTTTTTTAATTAATGCCGGATATCTTCACAGACAACCGGCATGAAAAGACATATGAATAACAAACCAAATTTTCAAAATCGAGCGGAAACACAGATTCGAACTGTAACCTAATGCCTGGTAGACATACGTGCATCCATTACACCATTTCCGCAATACACGTGGGTATAAAGCCCCCACGGCAGGCTATCATCCTGAAAAACTATCCACCTAACTAGGATTAGGAGCAACTTCAAATTTATCTCCATCTCCAGATTCATCTTCTGGGTCACATTCAACCTTAGTCGGCTTACCAGAAGTAGGCGTTGTTATAATCTTACCCCATTGAATCTGTTTTTTGTCCGAACCCGGCTTCAAAGCATCAAAGGTATACGCCCAAATACCACCATCTGCCGCTGTAAATGAATCCTCAACAGAAACGGTAGTTTTTTCCATACAGAATCCCTGAACATCAGGATCTTCAGGCTGTAAAGCAACAGCATAATTATGTGCTACCACTCCATCACTATCACTTATAGGACGCTTACGCCCTTTTGCAGCACGAATATTGAAAGTAAGAGCATAGGTGTTTTTTCCATACTTTACATCCTCGTTCTCTCCTCCTTCAATCTTTGCTTCTTTCTTGTCACCTTTTGTCGTTGTCAACTGTGTGGAATCCTCTACCGGAGTAGGCAATTCTTCCCATGCAGGTGATACTGCATCAAGGTCTTTAATAAAAATACGGGGCTTACCCCATCCAATTACTGCCATAGTTCTATATTGCTTAATATAGTTAATACTTATTCGTTATTTATCTCAATATACAGCTTGTTGTTGATGAAATGTTCCGTGTGTCCATCCTCAAAAGAAACACCGGTAGACATGACTTTTTGACTACATTCTTTAGGAACTGTATGAAACTCTTCTTTACGTATATAAAAGAGAAACTTACACAAGTCACACAATTCCCCTATACGGAGTGTATGCTTTTCCCATGCTTTTGTTCTAGAATTCCATTGGTCCCTAACATAAACATTGACATTCACATAAGCTCGCTGGATCTGACCGCATCCCTCATTGGCAAGTACAGATATGACAATATCCTCCTTGTCCGATTTATCTGGTCTACCCCTATCACTCAATTTCCCGGTTACACTTCTTTCAAGGATTGATCCTTTAATCTTGTGATATACAAATTTTGATATTTCAATGTCCGATTTCATCATTTAGCAATCTGTATCTTTAATTTTTCAAGCATCTTGGGTACTTGGTCTATTGCCCATAGCTCCGTTGACGCAAGCACATCCTTGTTATCCATCGCTTCCACATATTCAGCATAATTCATTCCGGCAACAATAACAAGAGCATAGTCATTGGAATATCTTCTAGCCAGTTCTTCTGCTAAGTCTTTGCCGACTTTTACACCTTGTGAACCCTGCTTCACCTGATTAAAGTCTGAGTATTGGATAATACTGCCATTATGGGCTATTACATAGCCAACTGAGCTACGCAAATTACCAGACTGATCATACCAACTTTTATCACCACCTCTATCACGTACCCTGATAACACATTGTTCTCCAAGATACGACAAAGCGCGTATTGTTAGCCTTTCAACCCGTTGTGCCTCCCTCATAAGTGTATTATGAATTTCATCAAGTTTGGTAGCCATTCTTATACCCATATCCTAAACCCAAATTTTGCACTGAAGCTGGTAACGATGAAAACCTTTCACTTCAAATTCTCTTTCTATTCCTCCGAGCAGACTTATCTTGACTCTATCTCCTATTGTAAAAGCACGGCAGTTTGCTGGTATATTACAAACCTCATAAGAGTATTTACGTATTATGCCATCTTCAAATTCCCTTTCATCCGATTCACCGGCAGGAACAGCATCACAGGGAATTTCACCTTCCCAATGTTCTTCACCCGAATGGTAATCTCCGTTTTCATCCTCGTATCCTGAAGCAGATACAAGGTATTGCAAACGATGTGGATTTCTACTCAAAACAGCCATACTACAACAAACAATCACCTACATATACCGTTGGTTTTGCCTCCAGTTCTACTAAAGGTTCACCAATAGTCTTGTAAATGGAGTTAACACGTAAAAGTATCCGTTCTTTATCTTTATCAGATAAAGCCCCGAAGGACTTGTCTGCTTCAGAGAAATTGATAGCCTGGACCAAAGACCAAAGACAATCAGCTAAAGCTCCCTGGTATTCGTTAGAATGATCTATATCATAACCAAACTCATCATCACCATTGAGATTACGTTTAATCATCACATTCTCTACAAAACCGATAGAAATCGGATAGTGTATTTCGTCTACGAGAGCTTGCTGTATTGTCTTCATGGCTTATTCTGATTTATGAGATTCAACTGCGGATTTCAATTTCGCTTCGTCAAAGTCATTCAGCCTGTTCACGGCGGCAATCAGCTTGTCATCTGCAATAGTTGAAGCTAGATTTTTGCCTGTTATTTTATTGAATTCCTTGACAAACTCCGGCTTCTTGTAAGTATTTCCCCAAATAGTGATTTTCACATCCGTACTGTCAGAAGTTTCAGCTGAGGTATCTACCGCCTGAGCTTCCGAAATATCAAGAGAGTAGATTTGATCCACGTTCTCAATAACAGAGAGCACAAGAGCCTGCCCACTCGTAGTTTCGGTAAACGGCTCCGTTGTTCTGTAACGGCTGATGAGTTTGTACTCATCAACGGTTGAATAAACAACACCCTCTACCGGATTTGTCTTTTCCGCAAGCGTTCCCCACACCAAAGCACCGACTTCTTCTGTGGTAAGGAAAATCAACTTGTTCTGGTTCCACGGCTTGTACGGTTTCCTTTTGCCGTTCTTCTCTGAGATGATTGAACGGTCAATTTTCAGGAAAGCAACCCCGTTGTTATCATCCGCAAATGCTTCGTCAAACAAAGATGCTGTCGGAACAGGGAGCTTTGTATTACTGTCAAAAGTCTGACCGCGATAATTGGCTACCAGTTCTTTTGCCCCTTGCGTCTGACGCAACTTGTTGTAGGTTGACAATGCAATGCAGATAGTGATGATTGTGTCGCCGTTATTGTCAGCATAAGCCAATACACGCTTAATGTCATCAAGCGTAAGCTCATTCTGCGTCTCAACACCAAAACAGTTTTCAGGCAGATAGCCGAAATTGATACGCAAAGCCGTACCGGTATTGTTTTCATCCTCCACAGCTACAATGCCATTAGACAATCCGGTCAGGAAGTTCGCTTCATTCTGTTCGTCAATACCGACAGAGCAAGCAATCGGGTCGGAAGTCAGCTTATTCGCGATGTTCGTCCATTCCGCACCTTGCGCTTTCATTATGTTAACGGTATTGATATCCGATTCAAACATGATTTTTTTCATACCGATTTTCGGCAGAGAACCATTGGCGTGAGCAATGGCATCGCGGCTTTTAATCGGAAGTGGCGAGTTCATCGACACCATGTCGGCTGCTACATAAGTAGTGTTTACCGCAGCGTTAGACCATTTCTGGTCTGCCGAATAAACCTTTCTCAACATAGATTTATGCAAATAGGTGCGTTTGTTGTCACCGTTCCGCTTGCCGTTCACTGTATCTACTACATTCTGGAGTCTCGGAAAGATTTTTCTGATGTACTCCACAAATTGTGATTGTACCATTTTTTACCTCCTCTTTTAATCGTGCATGAATACTAATCCAGGCAACTCCGTCTTCATTGCAGTTTTGATATCATCCACTGAATACGGACTTGCTTTATCATTCACTTCACCATCGTACATGATTGCTGCTAAAGGAGCATCCTTTGTAACGCTTCTTACCAATACACCTACATAATGATGGCTACCGGGCAATGTATCATATTGAGCATAATTCGATGCTTTTAGCGGCATAGGTTTGAATAGTGTTTCGTCATCATCTGATGCGATAATAACATGACCAGCCTTAATTACATCATATGGATAACCACTGACATCAAGCGTGCGACCACCAATGATACCAGCACCGTATCGTCTGATTACAACCGAATCAAGACCAGAAGTAATCACCTGCAATTCACTTGCTAAATTTGCTGTTGCACCCATTTTTAATACTTAGTTTTTTGTTAATGTTTAGAATGTGTCAGCCAACGCTTTGATTTCAGCGTCACTAATCACTTCATCTTGTTTTCCCGAACTTTTACCACTTGCGGCAGGCGGATTAGCCAATGTAGACAAACCTGCATCTGCACATTCTTGGTTGTAATTCTTCAGGTCTTCCTCAACTTCCGAATAAAACTCGTCAAACTCCTCTTCGGTTTCAAATTTCATGCGGTCGAAACTTTTCAGGATGCGACTGCCGAAAGAACCCGAATCTTTGAGCAACTCGTTGAGCTTGGATTTTCTTGATGTAGTGACTTTTTCACCTTTCAATACCGAAATTTCATTGGTAAGTGTATCAACCTTGTCAAGCAATCCCTTTGCCCATGCTGGAGCATCATCATTACTTTTATTCTGCTGAGGATCATTTTTGTTTGAACCCGTCTGACGATTGTTTGAAGTGTTCGATGATGTATCATCGCCGTCATCGGTTTCGTCATCGCCATTCTTTTTGCGGTTTTCTTCGATTACTCGATTTGCAAAAGACTGGCTGACTTGCAGGTAGGGGAGAACCGCATCAATAGCTGCTTCAATTTCTGCGTTTACGTCCTCATCGGAGGCATCATCTGTGGAGGTTAGGTTATCGGCAATTCTAGCAGCGATACCCATCACCTCTTTTTTATTGAACCCGAACGCCTTCACTTTCGGTTTCAATTTCAACAAAACCTGTTGTTTTCTATCCATTGTACAATGTTTTAATTAATAAAAACGGCCTGCAAAACATTACATGCAAGCAGACCGTCAACCTTCTTAATCATACATTAAGAGCAATGAATGTATTCACGACAAGTTCGGTTGCATGTAACTTCACATGCTTTATGCAAATATACGAAAAGTGATTCTTTTTACTTCACTTTAATTGTTAAACTATTATAATAAGACACATAGTACGAAAATAATCTTGTACTCCGTGTTATGAAACTGAATGTATCTGTATATAAGCAGTTATTATTTAAGATATGACGGGTTATCCTTTAAAAAATATGGCAAAGTTCCATTTCTCTTTGCATCTGCTATGCGTTGGGAATTTGTGCCAATCCACTGTTTAAATGCATTCGGTACATCCTTGACTTCATTCACACTTTCAGTCGTAGATTCACTTCTACCATCCCATTCCCAAAACTCTTCTTCTGTTTTAAGGATAGGTATTTTATAGCATAAATCATTCGGATGCCAGCCAGTCCAAACGAAATCTTTAGGATATTTACCTGCTAACCTATCGCATATATCCCCATGTGGCATACGGTGATGATGTGAAGAGCTTAGCTTTATTTCGTACCCCACAACGAAATCCATTTGTTTCCAACGCTCATTTTCAGCAGTCCGGTAAGCCATGTTAATTTCAGATCGAGCCAGTCGGATAGAATGGTATTCGCAATCCTTTAAATGTTCTGCACTACCATACTTGTCTTTATAATCTTTTTGCAGTGATGGAAAATCAAGCAGATATTTAGAGATTTGTTTACTCAAAGTAATAGCACTTGTTCCTTTCTGAATAGCGCAAGATATAGCTGCTTCAAGTTCTTGTTTATAAATGGTGGATTGTTGCCAAAGTTTGGCAGAGACATTAAAGCCTTTATCCTTGCGGTTTTGGAACGCTTTCAAAGCATCAGAGTTTACTTGATATAAGACTTTGTATTTTTCCCCATCAACTTGGGCATTATAAGCCCTTAGAACTTTATTTGCCATCAAGTCTTGCACTTCATTACTATTTTTCCATTCTTCACTAATACCTCGATAGATAATCGTATGAATATAATTAACAAATTGAGCCTGTATATCCTCTATCTGTTTTTTAGTCTGTGGGTAATCAGACCATTTAAAAGGATTTTCACTATCAGATGAATAATCAGTGCGTAATACAGCTTTAGCAGCTTCCAAATTCAGAACATCATATATATGCTCCACTAAAGCTACATATTTATTCAGCCTTGTGTTAAGCTCTTGATATTTTTTCTTTTGATTCGGAATCTTAGGTTTTGACATATTGGTTTGTTTTTAATCTATTTATTAGAGTAGGCAGAAAAATCACGGGGATAAAACAAAAAATATTTTTCTGTTTTTAAGATTGACTCATTTCTTATTGAACTTGTCACATACGTCACGGTTAAGAAAGCGGCTGGAAGTGAAAAACGGACAACGACACATGAAGAACTCACCTTTCAAGTTCTTCTCGTGCCGGTCATAGCTATGCACGCAATCCCTACAATGATACTTAGATTGTGTTATTACTTTTTTTGCCATATACAAATTTGTTCTTTCTTTTATCAACCATCGGATATAAATAATGCTTCACTATAATTTTGCCACAGATAGGACAATCTTGTACTACATATTCTACCGTAATTATCTTTGAATGTCTTTTCATATTTATCCCTCCTCAATTCTATCAGGTGCCGGCATTTCCAGCAGCCTGATAGCCTTAATCGTTTTTCTACCTTCTAAAATAGCTTTGCATAATCTATGGTATCCATCTGCTATTTGTCCTACTTCATCCAGTATAATAGGGTAGTCTAAAGAACAATCACGAACACGTTTGCATTGAAAGATAAAACTATGAAGCTGGCTGCACTCAAACGGTTCAACAGTCAGGTCTATATTCCACAATGGCATATCACGTACAGGGTATTCCTTTGCTTTCGCGAAATTATAAAGTGTCTGGGCTTTCCATACTTTATTTCCTCTAAGGTATTCGCTTTCGGCAAAGGTCATATTATCTATTGGTACTTTCATGTTATTCCGCACTTTCAAATAAACCGTTCATTCTTGATTGTTTTGCTTGTAAATCCATCGCATCTTCTTTATGTATCTGATCCAAAGTTGCCTCCGCATTATTAGAACCAGCTTCTCTAATAGTTTGCAACTGGCTCTTGATTGGCTTGCCACCATTCTGTTTTATAAGTCTATCAGTCATTGCATCCTCGTCCATTTGGATAAACGGAGTAATGACATGCTCAACTTCTACATTGTCAATCTCTTTAACCCATGAAGTATTCATGCTTTTCAAGAAAGCCTTGATTACACTGCATTCACGCTCAAACGATTCTATCCAATCACCACTTTCATCACCTACTTTCAGATGGGCATCAGTCAGCAAGGTCTGTCTAGCATCAAACCCGATATTTCCTAATGCTTTCATGTTCTCGAATGATATATCCGGAATTTGTGATTGTGACCAGAATAGACTAATCAGGGTACTTACATGGTACTTTAGTGCTTCGATAGCCTGAGACCATGAAACATAAGACACATCACCTCCATTTTCAACACGGAATATCCTACGGCTTTCCCCCTTATCTTCTTTTCCTTGTGTAGCCCCTGCAATTTTAAGGATAGGAGCACTGTTGTAGGCGATAACATCACTATTACGAGAAAGGGTATATTCTATCTCATTACGCAAATAAGACAAACCATGATAAATAGGAACTGGGCGATGAACATAAACACCGGGGATCTTCAATATAGCTATTGGTTCCGCTTTGATTTGTTCCCACCCAGATCCTTGCTGCTTCCACTTGTAATGGATCTTAGAAGTATATGTTTCAAAAAAAGCAATTTCTTCGTCCTTGACTTTCTTCTTGTATTCAAAAGACATAGCAACCATATCTCCCAACTCGTCAAACAACGGATACAGCCCGACGCCCTCCATCGGGGAATAGGTCTTGCATTTCAGCTTAAATTTACTTTGAAAACCATATAGAGAATTGGGATTTTCAACCGTATACCAAATGGTAAATACCTCGCATGACGCAAAATAGGCGTTGCCACGTTTAATATTCTCACTGTCTATACGAGCATACTTGTATATATTCTCAATTGCTTTCGCTATTTGTTGGCGAGTTTCATTGTCCTCAATATTATGATAGACACGTTTTACTGGAATGGAAAACATAAACTCTGTCATCCGTTTTGTAAGGAGTTTTTCAAGACCGATATAAATACGGGAAGCTTTTTCTACCGTACCATCAGATTTTACCTTATCTTTTCGACCAATGTTATCATTTACTATCGAATGCAATGTTGGTTCATAGTCTTTAATAAGATTATCCCATGAGGGGACATAGACTGATTTTCCTTTTAAGTCGTTGATGATATTATCAACCGGGCGCGTAATGTCTAATATAGCTGTTATTTCGTCCATAAATATAGTAAAGTGTCACTTGACACCTTTTTTTATATTGATTATTTAGATAGGAATTTATTCACGAAATATATTTGTCCTTTGCCGGTTACTTTGGTAGTGGTTGTTACCAATACCGAACCATCCGGCTTGGTAATTGATGTTTTCTTCAACTCAAAAAGTCCCAATTTCATAGATTTCTGCGTTGGCTGATTATAATAATCACCTTTTTGGCAAAGATAACCGTTCTCTCGCATCCAACCGAACAAACGGTTCTGACCGATATTCACTCCGTTCTGTTGGAGAATTTTTGCCAATTCAGCAATAAGGCACGAACGTTGAGAGGTACATACAGCATCGGCAAAAAGGACTTTAGGAGCATCTTTTTGGATCTTCTGCTCAGCCTCTATAAGACGCTGTTCTTTTCGTTTCAGTGTTTCTTGTGCCACAATAAGCGCACGTGCCATGATTTCTTCTGGAGTGTCGTCCATTTTGGTAGCGATGTAGCCACCTGTCTTACGGATACATGGCAACACTTCGCTTGTTACCCATTTGCGGAACTTTTTAGCTTCAGGCTTACGACTATCCAATATTGTATCATACAAACCATCCTCATCAACAAAATTTGCCTGTTGGATTCCACCGGCTGTTTCAAGGGGATACTTTGAAAGTACATCCTTATCTAATCTTTGCGCTACCTTACTGGGAATCAAATCCAAAATCTGGCATACATCTGCCAAGCAAAAGAAAGGTTCGTTATTTTCACCCATCGCAATTCTTACCTTTCCGAATTGCTCATTCTCAAAAATTTTAATTGTGTTCATAATGTAGTTCCGTACTCCTTCATACGGTGATTAGTTACACATGATACTGCTCCAAAAAGGAACCGGATAGCACAATACGTACTACCCGGTAACGTGAAGGAGCACGTTAGCATCAAATGCTATGATGCAAATATAATAAAAGTGGCTGTAAAAATGTCACATTCAACAGAAAAACTTACCTTAAATACAATATTTTATATTATCTGTTTGTATTTGGTACTATTTTTAGTACCTTTGCATAAACGAACGATTATGGGTACAAAGGAAAAACTAATAGAACGTATTTTGTCATGCCCAAAGGATTTTACCTATGATGAAGCAAAACGTTTATTCGGGATTTTTGGATACAAGGAAAGCAACAAAGGTGCTACATCAGGTTCCCGTGTTGAGTTTATAGGACCAGACGAAGAAGCTCCTTTCATTTTACATAAGCCACATCCCGGAAGCATTTTGAAATCATACGTGATAAAAGGAATAATTGAGCATATAAAGAAAAATAATTTGATTGAGAAATATAAACAATCTAAAACAAAGTAGTATGGGACTTTTAAAATACAAAGGATATTCCGGTTCTGTAGAATATAGTCCGGAAGACAATTGTCTGTTTGGCAAAGTACAAGGGATGAGAAAAGCGTCAATCCTTTATGAAGGGAAGTCTGTTGATGAGGTCCGTAAAGACTTTGAGGAATCTATAGACTTTTATCTTGAAAACTGTAAAGAAAGAAATATACAGCCTGAAAAACCTTATAGTGGGAAGTTAAATCTACGTATGTCACCAGACTTACATTCCCGTGTAGCTGCTTTTGCTTCCAGCACTGGAACAACAATTAATGAGTTTATCAATAAAGCCATATCTAAAGAACTTGAACACGAAATGGCTTTGTAAATACCGAACATAAAGAGAGGGTATGCGATACTCTCTCTTCTAAATTACTTACCGTAACCTGTATCAATGACTTTGTAACCATTTATCTCTTTTCTCTCTACATGCCTCTAATGTTGATGCACAACAAGAAAACAACTCACCACTTTCAATACGGTAGTCATACTGGTACATTCTCACTCTTTTACCTCTCAACCTGGTGTTATAGGTAGTGTAATTCTCTTTACCGGGTTGGCATACGCTGCAACCTCTTTCGTTGTTAATTGAGTTCATTTATCAATACTTACTTAGTAATTTGTAAAACATTCGCCTTTTCTCTATGTATTTAAGACCGTTTCGTCTAAGACCTCGCTTTGATTTTGATACAGTCATTTGGCAACCTGTAACGCCAACGTAGATGCAATTTAAATGATGCCTTTTAGCTTGTTTGAAAGCCCACCAAATCGCTTCACGGCAATATCTATAGCTATCATTTTGAATACCTTCGTATCCTCTACTCAAAATGAAGTGGCCTATTTCATTTGCTTCTTCTTCTGAATAGCATATTGTGAAGATATTATTCATCCTTTCTTTGCTTTACTTGTTCAACCAAAAACTTTTTAAAATCATTCTTGTACTGGCTGTGAATGATTTTATACTGATGGG